TGATGGAAGCGGAACATTTAGTTTTATTGACACTGCTACTTCTCTTACAGATTTAGGCATCACAGATGGAACTAATGGTCAAGTTTTATCAACTGATGGAAGCGGAACATTTAGTTTTATTGACACTGCTACTTCTCTTACAGATTTAGGCATCACAGATGGAACTAATGGTCAAGTTTTATCAACTGATGGAAGCGGAACATTTAGTTTTATTGACACTGCTACTTCTCTTACAGATTTAGGCATCACAGATGGAACTAATGGTCAAGTTTTATCAACTGATGGAAGCGGAACATTTAGTTTTATTGACACTTCTTCTTCCGTTGTCTTTGGTGCGTGGAGTTCAACCGAAACCGTAAGTGCTACAGGTAGTAATAATGGCACCTCAAATAGTAGTGCAACAATACCATCTGGAACTAAAGGTATCCTAATAAAAGGAAGCACAAGCAGTCAAAACAATAGTCAAGGTCAGGGAAGGTTATTCGTAAATGGCACGCAAAGAGCGGCCGGATCAGTGCAGAACGACGGCGATGGAAGTGTAATCGATTTTGATTATTTAATTTATATTGATGCCACTACTGGATCGGGAACATATTTTCTCAATAGTAGAAATGTTACGGTGCCAGGCACAGCTTGGGTTGGTTCTGGTGCAGTAACTTCTATTCAAGTTCAGGCACAATCAACAAGTAGTGATAAAAACACCACCCACAGCACAAATATATATTATTCATAAAGGATAGATAGAAAAAGGAGAAATAAATGGCAGAGTTTCCTACAAATCCTTCTAATGGAGATAAACATACAATTGGTGTCAAAACTTGGGAATATAATGCAACCGATGATAAATGGGTTGTAGATCAGTTTGGATTGGAAAATTGGACAGTTTCACAAGACTCATCAAATAGACTACTATTTACATATAACGGCACATTAATGATGAGAATATCAACAACTGGTGATATTGAAACCAGAGGCAATCTCACTGCATTTTCGGATATGACATAATGCCAATACAATCTTCTGGAGCTATATCAATACGAGATATCCAATTAGTTCATAATTCAGCTTCACCTACTTGGCAGAGGGTTTCATTCGAAGATTATTATAGAACAGTTGGATATGTTCAAGATTTGCCAGCGAATTCTGAGGTCCCAGAAATCCAAGGAGATCCCATAAGTTTTGATGATTTTTATGGAACGGAATCTCCAATTCCAGTTGAGTATGAATTAATTGGTGGTGGTGGAGGCGGTGGATCAGGAATGAATAATGGCCAAACTACAGTCGGCGTTACGGACGGAGAAACGGGTGGCGATAGCAGTATTGTAATTGAACATACAGATGATAATGATGTTGTAACTACAATTTTATCAGTAACATCAAGTGGTGCCGAAGGAGGCATCGCGAGCTCGGTTGATCGGGGATCTTCTGACAGAACTGGTGACGCCTCTTATTATGGCTCTGGTGGTGCTGGCGGAGGATTAAAGTCCAATGGAGGCGGTGCGCCGGGCACAAGCTATGGCGCGGGGGGCGGTGGAGGCGGCGGCCGCGTCCAGACGAACTCATACGGAGGAATATACAATCGAGACCCAGCAGGAGAGGGCGGCGATGCAGCTATTCGGGAAGTGAGTTCTGAAAATTATGCCATAGAAATTCCAAGCGGTTCAATAATGACAATAGTAGTTGGAGCTCCTGGCCTTGGTGGGGTCGACGGTGGCACAAATGGGGGAAATGGCGCTGGGGGATATGTTAAAATTACAATTAACAGCAACGAATATATATACTCGGCCGAAGGGGAATATACGGTGACATTATGATACATTTATTTAATAAATTTTTTTTAACAGAATATGACTATTCGGATGCCACCGACTTGATATTTTCTTATAGGAATGGAGAATTTTCAATTTGTTTGATGGTTAAAGGATATAAGAATCTTGTAAAGGCAATTGGGATCGATAATGTGCCAAGAATATTCAAAGACAATCCAAATGAAGAAATAAAATATGGAGTAGATCTGGAAAGTTTATCCACAAATAAGAAGAGATTTTATACAACTGAATCAACGTGGAAGGATGTTGATTCAGAGGCTTATAGAGTTTCACATCAATCGATCACTGGAAGAGGATATTATATAAACAATAATGACAGAATATGGACAACAAAGATATACAAAAATAATATTGAAGATAGAATCAGTATAGATCGATGGAAACAAATGGGTACAAAAAATATAAAGGCTGCGTCAGATGAACCAGAACTGTTAGGGGAAGATTCTGATTGGAAGGGCCCGAAAGAAATTTTGAAAATTTGTTATGATAATCGAATAGATTATATTGTTTATAAAAAGGTATTGAAAAATCAATCTTATGTTAGGGTTTTAATAAATCCCCAATCACACAAATAATAAATAGAAGAAAACATTACAAAAAGGGCAAAAGAGATGGCAGATACCAATCTTTCAACATCGATTAGTGGAATTCGTACAAGATTATTAAATGATATTCCTACAGCAACTGTAGATGAACTTTTGGCACTTGCAAGGGCGGCAAAATCAGTTGGTTTGACTGAAGATACTGACATTGAAGCTGCAATTGATTCGAGAGCACAAACTCTATCTTCTGGTGCAACTACGGATGAAGTCATTAAACTGTCACAGGCCCTAAAACAAGTTAGAAATACTTCTCAATCTGCTCTTTCACCTTCCGTAACCTCTGATGATATCCTAGAAGGAATTTCCAACAAATATATGTCAGATGCAAATCTGCAATCATTGGGTTCTGCAATCATCCCTGCAACTAACGAAACTCTTGATTTGGGTTCTGCAACGAACAAATTTAGAGATTTATATCTGAGTTCAAACACATTGTATCTTGGAGAAACAACATTTAGTTCAGATGATATTCTGAACTTTGATCTTTCTGTAACACCAGAAACACTCGAAATTCAAGTAGATGATCCAACAGCAGGCCACGGAACGGCATGGCAGTGGACTTGGACACAATCCGCTTTGCCTTTTGCCAGACTTGCAATTACAAATTCACCACAAACCGTTGTTCCACTTTATTTGGAGGGAACATATCAAATCAATAACTTTGCACATACTGTTCATGGATCAATGACGCAAAGGCACGATTTCAAATTGAAATGGATTGAGGGCGCTGGAGATGATAACCTTGTTCCTTGGGTAACTACATCAATTGTAAATGATAGTCACCCAGACATCAACGGCGGGACTGCACAAGATGTTCAAAGACTTGCTGTGAGTGTTCCTTCTTCTATCACACTACCTACACTCGTTGCTCCGTCTGTTTCTTATGATGTCACTTCTACCACAGGAGCTTATGTGTTTAGTGGTACTGCTAGTGGAAACAATCCAGAGATTGGGCCGTTTTATCGTGGTGGTACATATACTGTCAATATCAATGCAACTGGCCATCCATTCTACTTTACAACCGACAACGGCACCAATTTTTCAGCAGGAACATATTTTGGTGAGTGGACTTCTGGTGTTACTGGTTCTAGAAATGAAACTGGAACAATCACATTTGTTGTGCCGTCAAACGCACCAGATATTCTATACTATCAGTGTGGAAATCATTCAAATATGCGTGGTATTATTCGCGTTAAGGATTTGGCAGTTGAAACAAACGCGAATGGCAACTATTTAATATATGGCCAGCACAACCAAGAAGGACATGTACAGACAATTGAACTTCGTCCTCTACCAACACTTACATCACAAATGTGTCTAGTGTATGATTCATCGACAAACAAGTTTGTACCACAAGACTTGGCAACATATGTAGAAAATACTCCAAGTTTTGAGAATAAGATTAAAGAAGTTGCTGGTACTGCAACTCTGATTGCACCAGATGGAACATCTTTGGTTGCATCTGTCAACATCTATAGTGATGCAACGTATCTTCCAGCCGTCGGAAACACAGTTGGTGACATTGCATTTGTTGAAGATACACAAAAACTCTATATCTATAAAACTACAGGATGGATTGAAACCGTTGCAAACGCAGACTTAACAGGTCTTGCAACAGAAACATATGTACAAAACTATGTTGCAAACAATGTCTCTGGTGGAAATGTTGTAGAATATACTTCAACAAATACAGCTGCTGTAAATGATGTTGTAATGTTGAATACTGATGGAACTGTGACTGTAGTTGAACCTACAAATTATCCATTTATAGCGAATAAGGGTGAAAATTACATTACCTCGGCAGGCACTGAAAATAATGCATCTGGAGAATCTGCAATTGTTGGGGGTTCTTCAACACCAGACAAATATTTCACAATGTGGGTAGAAAGTAATGGATGGAATGGTTGTATTCAAATAAACAACAGTGGAACCTTTTCGTATGGTACTGAATACCTCTTTAGCGATTATAATGCAGCTAACGGTACTAGAGGATTAAGTACCACTCAAGGAGAAGAACCATATATTCTTTTTAGTTCTGTCGATCCAGATAGAATTTTAGTTATAGGCAAGTCCACATCTGCAACTGGACACCAAGTTATGTCATTGCAGGGTACAGTTAGTGGAACTGCTGTTACTTGGGATGGAACTTACATTACACATCCAGATTACAACACCGAAGGTTATTCTTCTGGCTCTCAAAGATTCCAATACGATTATGCTGGAAGTACTCCAGGCACAACAGACAAATTTATCATGGAATATAGTGATGCTAGCGGAAACAAAAAACTCGTTAGAATCGAATGGGACGGAACCACACTAACATATGGCGATCCCGTTGATGTTACTGGAAAATCAGGATTTTCTTTTGACCACAATACTGAAGGTAAGTTTATTGCAAAAGATGGAACTACATCGATCGTCGCAGGTATTGTTGACTGGGATACTCAAACCGCAACTTTTGGTGGTAGTTTCAATCTAAATTCAATTGCTACAGCAGTAGGAATTGATCCAATCAGTGGAAATGCTGTTGCGGCATATCGAGTCAATCTCTCGTTTTATCCAAATTCTAACTCATATCTACGACAATTCTCCATTGATAGTAATCACACTCTCACTTCTGTGGGAAGTACAGTTACATGGGACACTACCGCAAATAGCTATAACGGTACTCCATACGACCTTAAATTTGCCAAAAAATCTAGTACATTCATGGTTTCATACGATGACAAAAGCAACTATACCTTAGAGTCTTTTTATGAAATATGGGATGTGAATGGGACAAGTATTACAAACACTGCCGGGGCCGTTCAAACAAGTGGATGGAGTCATTCTTCAGTTCCGTTACAATTTGATAATCCACATCAATCGGGACAGTTTTCAATTTCTTGGAAAAATAGGAGATATGATAGTGGAAACTATAGACATGAATATAGAGTAAAACATCTTCAGTTTCCTTATGGAGAGTCCAACCTAGATGCATCTAAAGTTCATGGTATTGCAGCAACTGCCGGAACAACTATTGATGTAACTTTGGAGTTTGGAATTCATACAGGACTTTCTGGACTTACTACTGGGTCAACATATTATGTAATAGACAATGGAACTTTGGCGACGGCACCAGACTCTAAAAATGCCAAACTTGGTGTTGCTATCAATGCAACATCTCTTGCATTAGATTTTACTGACGAACTTACAAGTGCAGATTTAGGTACATATGCGACAAAATCATATGTCGGTCAACAAATCACGGCGGCAGGTAGTTATAGCGATGCAAGTGTAGATTTACATCTAAACCAAAGTACAGCGACATCAAATGAAGTTTTAAGCTGGAATGGTACAGATTATGAATGGGTAGCACAACCAACAGATAATAATCAGTTGGCTAATGGTGCCGGATATATCACCGCTGCCGATATTCCAAACACCAATATCGTAGAATATACATCTACATCTTCTGCATCTGTAAATGATGTTGTAATGTTAAATACTGATGGAACTGTGACTCCAGTTGAAGTTGCAACTTCTCCAGAGCAACTTACAAATCAAGGTTATAATGGGTCATATCAACAACTTCTTCCAAATAATGAAGGCTACACTATTAGTAATACTAATGGTTTGGTCGCAGCTCATGTTGGATATTGGTTATTTCCAACACAAACTGATAACAAGTACATCTCTGTAGCCTTTGATGAGGCGCCTGGCAGTATTTTTGAAATGAAAATTGTTTCTGCTGAATATAATAGTTCAACTGAGACTTGGACTTATGGAACCGAATATCAAGATCTTGCCTCATTGGGGAACTCATTGGGACTTGCTACATCAGATAATCCGTATGTGATTGGAAGTCCAGACAATCCAGATAAATTTTTAATTTTAGGGCCGAAGAAGAATGGAGGATCATCAGATTTAATTATTCATGCCGTAGGCACAATGGGTGGCGTTGGAATCACTTGGAGTGATACAGGAACTAATAGTTCTAACAGCGGACCTACCTATAATTCTCGACTCGATCATATTAATTGGTACTATGACCATGCCGGAAGTACTGCCGGTTCTTACAAAATCATCGGCGCATACAGAGACAATTCTAGTAATTGTAGAATATTTAGAGTTACGTGGGATGGAAATGCTACAATCCAATATAGCGATGATTTTGCTATACCACATCCTATCGATAGTAGATCATTGGACTTCTCAAAACTCACAGAGGGTAGATTTGCAGGAGTTGATGCCTCTGGAAATCTCAGAATTGGTGATATAGATTGGGGTACAGGAAATATTACTGTCGGAACAGCATATGGATTGACTTCGTTCAACACAAATTTTGGTACTGACGCACCAGCGCATGTGGCATGGAGAGATTCTAGTGAACATTTTGTTGTTGCTTGGAGTGTTGGTGGAGGAAGTAACAGTCTAAAACTTAGAGCATTTTCGACAACAGGAAATTCAGCAGTGGCGGAAGGCTCAGAATACTCACTAGGCTATAATCAAGGTGGAACTTATGGCCATCTTTCTGGAAATATGGCATTCTACAAGAACAGTAATATGTTTGCACTAACTAACGCAGGGTATTATTATCTAAACAATACTAGTAACAGTAAGGATGGTTCGTTCATAACCCATTTCTCAGTAAATTCATCTTTAAATATAGTTATTGGTACAAGTAGAGTTACGCACGGCAACAACTCTTATGCAAAGAACACTGGATTTGGATATCCAGGCAAAATACAAATGGATCCTTTCAGGAGTGCTAAAGGATCAATATCGGCGCCAGGCAACACAAATGCAACCAGTTTGGTTGTTAAATTGTTTGCCCAACCAACTCAAGGTGTATATACAGAATCCAATCTAGATGCATCTAAAATTCATGGTATTGCTGCGTCTGCTGGTACAACAATTGATGTCACTGTAGAGGGAGGTATTCATACTGGACTTTCTGGTTTGACAGCTGGGTCAAAATATTATGTATTATCAGATGGTAGTCTTTCGGCAACTCCAGATACAAACAATGCTAAAGTTGGACTTGCTATGTCAAGCACAACACTTGCTGTTGATCTTTTAGATGAATTAACTGATGCAAGTCTTGCTACCTATGCAACAAAAGCATATGTAGACACTTCTGTAGCAAACCTAGTAGATTCTGCCCCAGCAACACTTGATACACTCAATGAACTGGCTGCTGCACTAGGAGATGACGCTAATTTCTCCACAACGATTACTAACTCACTGGCAAATAAACTAGAAGCATCCGATTTGAATGGATATGCAACCGAAACTTATGTTAACAATCAAATCACAGCCGCTGGTAGTTATAGCGATGCAAGTGTAGATTTACATCTAAATCAAAGTACAGCGACAACCGATCAAATGCTTGTGTGGGATGGTTCTGATTATGCTTGGAGCACTCCAGCTGAGAAAATCAATATCGAAGGTGGTTTTGCCGATATGGACGCAACAAATGACCAAGGGCAATCGCAGAATATTAATTTACTATCGTCCGAGGGAAGTTTACATATCAACGAAACAGATACATTTGATATCAATGGAAATCTAATGTATGCGGCTGGTACTGCAATACGTTTTCAAGCAGAAATGTTTGGTTCTGGTATATATTACACATTAGCAACGCCATGGGATACGAGCAGTACATGGACGCATGTTGGTAGTTCGTACATTAGACCATCAACAAGTGGTAATTATTATGGCAGTGCAAGTACAGATGCCAAACCCACAACATATAGAATTTCATACGATGGAATCAAAGCGTTTGTTCTTGATAGACAAGATACACAAAACAATAGTAGCGGCGCAATTTACACATATTCAAGTTCCGGCTTCAATAATATCATCAGGCCTCCCAACGATGGTGTTTCCGGCAACGCTTGGTATCAACCATTTAATACATACACCACAAACGAATTTCCTCTGTGGGATTTTAGGTTCTCGCAAGATGGAACTAAAATCTATCTTACATTTCAAAGTAATACTGGAAACTCAGATCCAAATGAAATTCAAAGATTTGATTTAACAACTGCTTGGGATTTATCAACAGCATCAGCGAGTGCAGTACAAACTCTAGCAACTCCAACCACAGGACATTCGGGGGCAAGATTTGCAATTAGCCCTGATGGTAAAACCGGCGCATTTATAAAAAATGGTGTCGATATTGTTTACTACACAACTTTCTCAACAGCGTTTGATTTAACAACAGCCAGTTCTTGGAGTCAATGGCCCGCATCTATTCATGGTGGTAATGGCCCAGCAGATATATTCTTCAAACCAGACGGTACAAAACTATACATTATGTCTGATAAGGGCTCCTATGGGGGGAGAATTTTTCAATATGACATACCAGTAAGTGATTTTGCAGCAGTAGCAACATCTGGTAACTATAATGACTTATCTAATACACCATCTCTTGCAACAGTTGCAACATCTGGTTCATATAATGACTTAACCAATACACCAACAATTCCAACAAACAACAATCAATTGACTAACGGTGCTGGTTATATTACGGCATCTGATGTACCAAATCCTAGTGTTGTAGAATATACATCAACAAATACAGCTGCTGTAAATGATGTTGTGATGCTGAATACTGATGGAACTGTGACTGTAGTTGAACCCACAAACTATCCATTTGTTCGTGTTTCTGCAAACAACGCTCAAATGACAAGTGGTTTCGGGGGTGCGAGTTCCTATGTTGGAACGATTGCACACCACTCCACAAGAGAAAAAGCAATGTTACTTTTCCCGGGCGGCACTGGGCATTCGGATAACAACATGCTTGTTCCATTTATTAAAAGCGGTTCTACTATTAGTGCTGGGACTGCCTTCGCAAGCGGAAACCATTTATCCATCAGAGACCCACACGCATTTTTTGGACCAGCAGGAACATACGAAGATACTTTCATTTATCTTGCTGCTTCAAGTAATGGAAACTCTATTTTAAAAGTAGGTACTATCACAGGCACAACAGTAAATGGACTATCCAATCTTTCGGGTGGAAATGGATCTGTTAGTATAGGGCACAGCGGCAATAGATGCCTATTTTATCATGGTGGATTTAGTGGTGATGTATTAACTCTGTATGCAAAATTTCCAAATTCAAACAATAAAGCTGCTTTAAGAAAATTTACTTATGATTTTGCAACTGAAACTTTCGATACTAGTTATCCAGAAATTGAAACTTCATCTTCAGAAGTATTTGAATGGGAACATACAGCAGTTGATCCAGCAACCCCAACAAGAATTGCTGTTTACAGACAAGAAGGGTCTGGCGCCACACGAAAAGGTATTATTAAATTTGCGACAGTAGATTGGGATATTGGTACTATAGTCCTTGGGCCGCAAACAGATTTGTTTACAAGATCTGGAACACATAGTGTAGGTGCAAGCGAAATTCAAAACCATCAGGAATTCCACCCAACAAACGGACTACTTGCTACAGTCACAACTACTCCGGCTGATGGTGGTGGAGATGCTCCTTATAGACTGAAGATGGCGCTATATAGTGCAGATGCGAATCTAAATGTAACAAATGTATCTGGTAATATTACAATACAGGGTGGCGCCAATGTCCAAGTCGGAAAGGTTCGTGGAAATATCTGTTGGACAAAGGGCAGCAATACTGGAAGTTCTCCAAATGCACCCACATTGATTATTCCTTGGTGGAATACAAATGATACCTATCCAGTAACTAGATATTATCATTTTGACAATTCTGGAAACTTGGTCAGTTCCAATGACAGTCAGATCAATGGGCCTGATGACTTTCCTCAAAACATTAACAAATGGATTTATTCAAGTCCCTTCAATGATGGAGATACAGCAGCATATACATTAGCTAGCAACTATCCAGAAGTAGTTATGACACAAGGTGCATATGGTGAATCTAACTTTGATGCAACTAAATTACATGGGGTTGCAGCATCAGCAGGAACAACTATTGATGTAACATTAGAGTATGGAATTCATACAGGACTTTCTGGACTTACTACGGGAACAAAATATTTTGTAACAGATGGCGGTGGAATTTCAACTAGCGGTGTTGCAAAACTTGGTACTGCTATCAATGCAACATCTCTTGCTCTAGATTTTGCTGATGAACTTACAAGTGCAGATTTGGGTACATATGCAACAAAAGCATACGTTGCATCACAAATTCCATCTCTTACTGGATATGCAACTGAAACTTATGTAGATACTTCTGTAGCAAACCTTGTGGATTCTGCTCCAGCAACACTTGATACACTCAATGAACTGGCTGCTGCACTAGGAGATGATCCTAACTTTGCAACAACTATCACCAATCAAATTGCTTCAAAAGCAAATGCGTATAGTACTGTGACAGTGACTGCATCTGGTGGATATTTCTACATTGATGGAATTCAACAAGCAACTCTTTCATTTGAGCCTGGCAGAACTTATCGTTTTGATCAATCAGATGCCTCAAATGGATCACATCCACTAAGATTCTCAACAACCTCTGATGGCACTCATGCCAGCGGTGTTGAATATACGGTAGGAGTTACTACAAACGGAACTGCTGGTTCTGCCGGTGCATATACTGAAATTGCAATCACACACGCAACACCAGATTTATATTATTATTGTACAAATCATAGTGGAATGGGCGCCGGTTCTGTTGTTGGAAACTTCTCAGGTTCATATTCAGATCTTACTGGAACCCCGACTCCATATTCAGATAGTATGGTAGATACACATCTCAATCAATCTTCAGCGTCTACGGGACAAGTATTGTCTTGGAATGGTTCTGATTATTCTTGGGCAGATGTTGCTGGTGGTGCAACCACATCTGATACTGCACCAACTTCACCAAGTGCTGGAGAGTTCTGGTTCAAATCAGATTCAGCTGATTTGTATTTGTATTACACTGATGCTGATAGTTCTCAATGGATACAAGTTGGTGGTGCTGCTGCTAGTACTACAACTGGTTCTTCAAGTTCTTCTTCAACAACTCCATTTACAAAATTTTATCTAAGTGCAAGTCAGCCTGGTTCAACTGTTTCAAGTAGTTCATATCTAGGACAAAATGTAGGAACTTGGTACGAAGCAACATTTGCAAATGCTGCTAATACAGCCGGATTATCACCAGATAGCTCAGACAGAGATCCTACACTAACTGGCATTACATTTAGTGGAGATAAATTCTCAGGCTTTGTTCAGAATGGTACATACGAAATATCAGTACAGCCGGAAGTATATGAAAGAAATAGTACAGCAGGCCAAAGATATCATGGATGGGAAGCAAGCACTGGTGCTTTTAGTTCTGCTGGTTGGTTAAGCCCAGGCACTGGCTCTTTTAACATTAATGGAGTAACTGTACCCGATAGTATAATAGTTACGTTTGAAGATGCTACGCCTGCAAATAATTGGATTAGATATATTTTAGAAAGCGATCAAAGTGGAGACTATTGGATTGGACAAGCAATATTAACGATAAAGAAAATAGGATAATATTTAGCAACCATTCATATGTTATAATAAATAGTAGAAAGAAAATAGGATAGATAAATGGCAATCAATTTTCCAAATTCACCCACAGACGGACAGAGTTTCAGCTCTGGCGGAAAGACATATGTATATAACTCAACTTCAGGGGTGTGGGACAGAAAAACTACCACAATCGCAACCGTAACTGATGTATCCGAATTAACTGATACAACGAGTGTTATTCCAGCAGATATATCAGATTTGACTGACACTGGTGGATTATTAGGTGGTAGTGGAGTAACAGAAAATAAAGCAATAGCCCTGTCTATTGTATTTGGAAGATAAAGGAGAAAATCTATGGCTAATCCAAATATAGTCACTGTAACATCAATTCTTGGAGAAACGGTGGGGGCAGTTGCAACCACTTCTTTTGCAGATTTAGTATCAAATCCGGCATCCAGTGGGAAAGTATATAAAATTAACTCCCTAATTGCTACAAATACGGATTTAGCAAATGATGTAGACATATCAGTAAACTTTGTAAGTGGTGGAAATTCTTATGCTATAGGTTCTGCAATTACTATACCATATAATGCAATGTTAGTGGCGATTTCAAGAGATCATGGAATTTATCTTCGTGAAGATGAAAAAATTCAAGTTAAGGCTGGAAGCACTTTAATTCAATTTGTTTGTTCGTATGAGATAATATCATGAGCTCAAATGGTGGTATAATTGGCAAAAATATCACAGGAACTTCTGGGGTATTTGATATAGAAGAGCATTTCTTAAAAACTAAGTTAAATGTTTTTTCAAACAATGACATTGGGTTTAGCATTGAAAAGGGTCCTTATAATGTAGGTAGTCGTATTCCTATTCATAGACTTGATGTAGACTGGGAAGATCTGTATATATCAAATGATGGTAATTATTTATTTACTCTTGCCGATGATGAAATAGTTCGTAAGTATAGTTTTGGGGTGCCCTTTGATGTTAGGACTCTTTCTTATGTGCCTGATCAAACAAAAGAAACTACAAACCAAAATAACGGCGGCCGCTCTATTTACTTTAATCCAGAAGGTACGATAATGTACGTTGGTGGAAATAACGACCCCACTACAGGAAATGATGAAATTAATTACTATACGTTGAGTACTGCCTGGGATATATCTACCGCTTCTGGTTCTTCTTCTAAAACGCTTAATGTTCAAGCAGAAATGGCTAACCTTCAGGTATGTATGCGTATGAGTTCAGATGGAACTAAAATGTATCTATTATCAAGAAGCAGCGATAGATTGGTTGAATATAATCTAAGTACTGCGTGGGATACAAGCACTGCTACTTTTAATCAAGAGATTTCACTTAGTTCTTATAACACTAACCCCTATGCATTTGATTTTAAACCTGATGGAACAAAGCTTTATGTGGCGGGGCCCGGGCATGATGAAGTAAATTCTTTTACTTTAGGAACTGCGTGGGACATTAGTACTATTTCTCATGATACGTATATTTTGAGTGCTTTTGATTTTGATTCAGGTATTTCTGATCTTTTCTTCAAACCTGATGGTACTTCTTTTTTTACGCGAGGTAACAATACTCAATCTATCATAGAAGTAAATCTATCAACCGCTTGGGATATTTCTACGGCTTCTTTTGTGAGCACTTCCAATGCCGCTTTTATTGGGGGTAGGGAGTTGGTTCCTACTGATGTAAAATTTAAAACAGATGGAACGAAAATGTATGTTACTGGGATGAATAGCGATAAAATAAGAGAGTATACCCTAGCTACAGCATGGGATCTTAGTAATGTTACCTACACTCAAGAATTTTCTTTTTCTTCTCAAGAGGCAAATCCAGAGGCTACTTTTTGGAAACCTGATGGCACTGAACTCTATATGACTGGATATGTAAATGATACTTTTCATCAATATACTTTAAGTACTGCTTGGGATATTAGCACTGCATCTTTAACTAGGACTGTAGGTCCAGGCCCTGGCCTAAATCCTCACGGACTTTTCTTTAAGCCAGACGGGTCTTCTTGGTATTATGTGGGGACTGGCGATAAAACTGTCTACAATTATAGCTGCCCAACTCCTTGGGAAATATCTGTAGCAACTCAACTAGGATCTTTCTCAGTTTCTGGACAACAAGCTAATCCATATGATTTAGCATTTAAATCTGATGGAACGATAATGTATATACAAGGGGGAACAGGTGCTGATATAGACATATACAATTTAGGTACTGCCTGGGATGTTACAACTGCTGTTTATGACTATACAATAAGGCCTGTATATCTTGGACGCTATCAGGATGAAGGTTCTCCAGAAGGTATTACATTTAGTCCTGACGGAGTTTATATGTATCAGGTCGGCGCTCAATCAGATATTGTTGTTAGATATACTTTATCTACTGCTTGGGATTTAAATACTGCAAATCTTCCAGACTTTAATGACTATATGCATGTTGATATAGATAATGTATTTGTTGATAAAGCTACTAAAACTCAATCAATGTGTATTAGTGAAGATGGAACAAAAATGTATATCTTAGTTTGGGGTGGAGAATATGTTATTATAGGATACACATTAGCTACTCCCTTTATGGTAAATACAGCAACCTATGATGGAAAAAGTAGTATAAGCATATTTACATATGAAACTAGTGCTAGAGGGATTGCGTTAAAACCAGACGGAACAAAACTGTATGTATGTGGAACAGTGGGAGATGGTATTGACGAGTTTGACATGACAACGCCATACGATATTACTACACTAACTCATAACTCATATTATGATTTCGATTCAGCTGCTTTTGGCGGAACTGACGCCCCAGCATTTTCACAACCTACAGATCTTCAGTTCAAACTAGATGGAACAAGAGTATTTATGGTTGGTGGTGGTTGGATGCATCAGTGGAATTTATCTACTGCTTGGGATCTTAATACTGCAACTAGAGTTCTTGTTACTGCAAATAATAGAGAAGAAATGCCAGTAGTTGCTTCAATTGATGGATTTAGATATGATGGAAGAGGTAAGAATATATATGTTGGACCTGAAGATAAAAGTATAGTGCAATTAATAACTGACTATACCCACACTGACGCTAATACTGGCGGTAGATGGTCAATACAACACAATGGTAATACTGGAACTTTTACGGTTCCAGATGGAAAAAGATTATATACAGGTATAGACAATCCTGCATATTTTACTTGGTCTTCAAACGGGCGATATCTATATATAGTAAATGACAAAAGGCCTGGTATCATTCAACTACAAATGATGACATAAGGCACATGAAATAAAATAAGGGTAAAATAAATGGCAATTAATTTTCCAAATTCACCAACAAATGGACAAACCGTAGTTCTTGCAAACAAAACATTAGTGTGGAGTTCAGCAACTGGAACTTGGAATGTTCAATCATCTGCTAGTAGTGGTGGGGGTTCTCTCTCAATCTCTGATACTGCCCCTTCAAGTCCTTCTGATGGAGATATGTGGTTTAATAGCACATCTCTAAATTTATATGCATATTATGACGATGGAGACAGTCAACAGTGGATTGAGCTATCTTCAAATGATGCTCAAATGGGAGCAACGGTTTCTGACACCGCACCTTCTTCTCCAGCAAACGGAGACTTTTGGTTCGATAGTTCCACTCTCACATGGTATACATACTATGATGATGGAGACAGTCAGCAATGGTTAGACCTTGCCGGACAAGCCACAACTGTCCAAGTGACGGCATCTGATACCGCACCAACAAGTCCATCCACAGGACAACTTTGGTTTGATACTGCAAATCTCAATCTCTTTGTTTACTATTCAGATGGTTCATCTAATCAATGGGTGCAGATGAATTCAGAGGCAACAGCCGTTCCTACGGATGTTTCTGATTTGACTGACACCACTGGTTTATTGGGTGGCGGCGTTACCGCTTATGCAAATTTAGCAGCATTTCCATCTACTGGAAATACTGAAGGTGATTTTGCATTTGCACAAGATACTAAAGCATTGTATATTTGGGATGGAACTGAGTGGGATAGGATTTCTAGTGGTACAAACGAAAGTCCTATTTTTAGTACAGAACCAGCGAGTGAATATGAATTAGCTACTACTGGAACAGCAACTACTGTTGCAATCGCAGCATCTGATCCTGAAGGATTTCCAATAGTTTATGACCATGTTACAAATCCATCAAACCAAACCCAAGCAACCATAACAAATAGTGGTGGTACATTTACCATTACACCATCAACTAATTCTAGTGACGAAGGAAGTTTTTCTTTAAGATTTAGAGCATCTGATGGAACTCATGTATCTTCAAGAACTTCTACATTTTCTCTTTCATTCTATAATGGATATGCATCTCAATATTTAGCACTTACAAGTGGGAATTTAACAACTGTAAGTTATTCGGGATCTGGGACTGATAGTTTAAACTCTATCATAGATGCTGCCAGTGATGGAGATGCATTATTATTAGACCCCGGCGTATATGAATTGGATCCTACTAATTGGGATGGTTATAACAGTAGTAACTGGAGGGGAAAAGCTATTGCGATTGTAGGAAAAACAAAAGACCCTGCTGATGTTGTTTTAAATTTGAAAGATGCTGGCGCGAGAGAAAAACCAATTTTCTCTAATGGTACAGTTCCGACAGATCATGACCACCATTTTGCCAACATGAGAGTAGTTAGATTGGGGGTCCCTAATCCGGCCGCCGATAGTTACAGAAGCGCTTTAAGAAGAGATGATGGTGGTGGATATGTACAAAACTGTATCGTTGATTTAAATGGAAACCCTGTTTCGTGGGTTTATGGTAGTGGATCAACAAGATATGGTTCATTTATAAACTGTTCGTTTGTAAATTATTCTTCATGGCTGACTAACTATAGTGGTGACTTTAATAGAGTAAGAATTACGGACTGCGCTTTTGCCGGTGGTTATAATAGTTCTGTAAATGCTAATGGAACGAATCAAACGAGTGTGTCTTTTGGTACTGATTATACATATACAGACAATGGTTCTACATATGGACACATGAAAGGTATTAATAGCACTCCAACAGTCTCTATCACTGCACCAGTATAAGGAACAAACAAATGGCAATCAATTTTCCAAATTCACCGACAAATGGACAGATTTTTACATCTGGTGGAAAGTCGTATGAATACAATTCAACCACTGGAGTGTGGAATAGAAGACCAGAGGCAACAAGTCCTATTCCAGCAGATATATCAGATTTAACAGATACAACCAATCTGCTCTTTGATGGCCAATATTCAAGTCTTGCTGGAGCGCCAACTTCATCTACTGCTGGTGCTTTGGGCACACTCACAAAAACATTTACACAAAACGAAGAAACTGAAATAACACTCTCAGAAAACATCTCTCCAGTTCCAAATGTAAGTGTGTTCAAAGAAGTCCCACAAGGAGGACTGACATCCAAAGGAAATTGGGATGTTAACGCAAACGCAACCAATTATGACTTCTTTGATGAAAAGCCTATTTCTTATTCATCGATTAGTTTAACTCCAAGCGCAACTGGCGATGGTACTTTTACAAGTAGCGATCCTATAATTTCAACACACCAAATAGCGGCGACCATTCCAGATTATGGAAATGAGGCCGGATATGAGGTTACTTTAAGCAATTTACTTATTAATAATAATCTCACTGATGGGAGTTCACCAGAATTATACACTTTTGCTATGAGTCCTGACGGAACCAAAGCTCTGACATTGCAGGTTCATACCTCTCAAATACATAAACAAAGAATTCATGGATTTAATGTTGCCGTTGCTTATAGTACTACAGTGGCAGATTATTCAAATCAATCTGCTTATTTTGATGTGACTCAAGGAGGCACTACAAGTGACCATAGAACAAGTAATTTTGGAATTGATGAAAGTGGTACTTATATGTATATTCATAGAAAAGAGACAACGCATCAATACCAATTAAGTACTCCTTGGGATGCTAGTACAATTTCCTATCAAAACAAAACATTTATACCGAGCGGAAACGGTATTCCATCTACAACAAATTGGCAAGCAGGCCCTCCAAATCCTTCCAATAATGGTGATTATATTTTATATTGCAATGGGAACTATGTAGCAAGATACACAATGTCAACTGCATGGGATATTACTACTGCTGGATCGAAGCAAGAAGTAGATTTATCTACCATATTGACTGCTGCTGGGGTAACTATAGATTGGGGCAATTTATATAATGCAATGTTTAGTAATGACGGAACTTTATTGTTGGTAAGTGCAAGAGGCAATTCATATCCACAACAGTTTGCATATAAATTTAATTTATCAACAGCATTTGATATTACGACTGCTGTATATGTAGAAGAAACGGGCGTGCATGGATGGGGATACTATCCAAGATTTTCCAGAGATAATTCGGGAAATACTTACATGATTGGTGGAACGGGGGCGGCCGCGCCTATTCGTATTGCTCAAACATCTATACCATCTGCTTTCTCTTCATCTGACGTAGGTAAAAAAGTTATAGGTAACTCTGGATCCGCTATTATTACATCTACTGCTGGTGCATATAAGTCAGTTACTGCTTTTGCAGATACTTCTACAATTTCTTCTTGGCAGCTATTTGGTGCTGAAGGTAAGGCTGATGGGTCTGGTATTGAATTGAGTGGCTATTCTACTTCTACTCCTGTCATATTTCCTACGAGTGGTAATGGTGTAGGAGCAACAATGAATTATAATAATAATGTTTCAAGTGCAATAACTAATATAGTACATGTGGGATTTAATAGCGAGGGTACTATCGCAATAGTTATGGTGGCGGGATTAAGTACTGGATATAAATTCACTAGATATGATTTGTCGATACCATTTGATCTTAGTACATTAACTGAAGATGCTACAAAAGTAAATACTAATGAAATGACTTCAGGTGTGAAATGGCTGTGGGTTCATCCAGACGGTACAAAAATTTGGATTAGTGACACTGGCGCAAATCGTATAAAATATTTTACTATGAGTACTGCTTGGGATCCTAGTACAGCTAGTTACGTTGGTTACTATTATTTCAATAGTGGAGGATCTTGGAACAGTACAAGTGGTGGTGGTGGAGCACCAAGCACAACAACCTTGCAACCATATGCTTTCGAATTTAATTCTGATGGGACAAAACTTCTAGTCGGATATTATGACAATAGTGCTTATGACGGACTTGCAGAATATACACTTAGCACGGCTTATGACATGTCAACAATGACATATGTATCGTATGCAGACGTAACAACTGGAACTATACCTTATTCTTTCGTAGTATCTGAGGATGGACTTTCAGTGCTACGGGGATATTCAGGCGGCACGGCTGGTTTAGGCTATAGTTTGACATTGCCAAGTTATTTTAGTGTAGGAAGCAGCTCCTTGAATAATATTGGTAACATTGATTTCAGAACTCTTACGGGCGATGCTGGTGTCAGTGCTTACGCTGCTAGAACATTAATGTCTTATGATAAAAAAAGGTTGTGGTTATGTGATATGTCAACAAAGAAAATTTTTGAAATTACGGGCGGAACTTCATCAGCACATCCATACTCTCAATATTCTCCAGTCCTAACTGGTTCTACTGGTCAAATCAATTCATCATCGTGGGTCGATCTCGATTCTATGGTTGCAGATGAAACCAAGAATGATGGTGATGTATTCTATGCAGTTTCTACAGATGACAGAACATCTTGGAGTGTTATCAAAGATGGTGACGGCGTAAGAAAGATTGTTAAGAATAACTCTGGAACTTGGCAGTATAATAATGATGCTGGAACAACTGTTACAGTAGGATTTGATATTGCAAATGCATCTTACGATAGTAAAAGTTTAGATGTTAATGCATACGAATCTACGGCGCGGGCCGTAGATATTAGTAGTGATGGGTTGCACTTGATTGTGGCTGGTTCATTTGTTGATGATCTCCACTATTTTACACTTTCAACTGCTTTTGATGTAAGTACAGCCACTTATGTAAATAAAATTGATCCTCATGGAACAACTCTTGTAGGATGTAGATTTTCCTCTACAGGTCACAAAGTGTTTACTTGTGACGCTAATACATATAAAGTTGAAAGTTTTGATCTTAGTACTGCTTATGATCTTTCAACAGCAGGCTCAGGAACAACGAGTACTGCCTTAACCACTGTCAGCAGTAATGCTCAAACGGGACTCTTTGATTTTAACTTTAATAATAACGGCACTAAGTTGTTTGCCATGGATAGAAATGCATATAAAATTCATGAATATACTCTCTCTACAGCATGGGATATAACTAATTTAACTTATGTTGATGCATATACTTATACAGCATACAGCGAAAGCTTTGCCTTTAATGGTGACGGTACAAAATTATTCATACTTAACATATCTGGCAATGATAAAGTTGAGTTACATAATTTAAGTGTTGCTTTTGACATAAGTACAGCTTCTATATCTTCGCCATTAGTATCATATGATACTTTTGAACAAGATAACAATTCACAGGGGTTATGTTTTGGTAATAGCGGTCAGAAAATGTATATTGTGGGTAATGACGGCAACGACACAATTTATCAATATTCTACAGGCTCAACTACTGTTGGTTATTCCACATCTGAAACTTGGGTTAACGGCACAAATAACAACGAACATGCAACACTACAAGAAGCACTAGGGGCTCAGTCATTTAACAGAATGGACAAAGCACAACTCCAAGCAGTCACAGATCCAAACCACTATGTTCTTGGAGATACACTAGACTTGATGATTGCACCATATGCAACATCTGGAGCATCTCCACTATCGGATGGTGTTACTATTGGATATCAGGCAGAAGCATTAGTGAGACAGGCAATCAATGGAACTGATTATGAAGCAGAGTTTCCGGCTCTAAATAAAGTAAAAATCAAATCTCTTGCAGCACAAAACTTAAAGATAAGGGTAATCTAAAGTGGCAGTAAACTTTCCAGATAGTCCTAGTGATAATCAAACATTTACTACAAATGGAAGAACATATAGATATAATTCAGCAACAGGAGCCTGGAAAATATTAGCTGCTGGTGTAGGTTCAGATATTTCTGAACTAACTGATACAACAAGTCTCATTCCAGCAGATGTTTCTGATTTGGCAGACAACACTGGTTTATTAGATAGTGGTGGTGCTACTGTATATGCGGATATGGCAGCACTAATAGCTGCAACTGGTATGTCTAATGGAGATTTTGGATTAGTCACTGCAAACAATAATATATACGTTTATAATGGTTCTGGTTGGTATAAAATAGCAACTGTGCAGAATGATTCTCCATCAGCAATCACTGGAGTAGATGGAACCTATGAACTAGCAACTGATGGAACTCCAACAGTTATTACAGCAGTTTCTACAGACCCAGATGGATTTCCTCTTACATGGACTTATTCTACTTCTGGTTTGGGAAATATTGCTACAGTGAGTCAAGTGGATAATGTATTTACTATTACACCTAGTACTGATAGTGCCAATGATGGGACATTCACTCTTACAATTAGTGCCACTGATGGTGTTAATGGTGCGGTTAGTGCGAATACAAGTTTAACTCTAATCTTTACACCTAATTGGACAACTACATTTTCAACTATGACCAGTACTTGGGGATCTACTTCCAATGTTTTATTGAGCACTTATGGCGGGTTTGCAAATGGAGTAGGGAGTACGTGGTATAGGTCTGGTGCAATATCTGTAAGCAGAGATGGTACAAAAATGACAATTAGTGATCAAATTGGCGGCGGGAAGCCCGTTGATTTTACTATGTCTACTCCATATGATCCAAGCACTCTTGCATTTGCTCAAACAGGAGATATTAATATAAAAGCGCTTTATGCTTTAGATTATATTGAAGATGGAACAAAATTATACTATGGTGATCAGCAAACAGTAAAATATGCAAATTTAAATACTGCATTCAACAGTAATACCCAAGCAAGCACAGTAAGTGTATTTACTGAGTCGGCTATTATATATGATTTAAAATTCTCTACAGATGGAATGAAATTATTTGTTCTTTCTGGCAACCAAACTAGTGACAATCAAGTTAAAACATATAACTTAGGCGCGGCCTTTGACACATCATCTCGTACATTGGCAAACACATTTAATTTCTGGAGTACATATGCTAATAATTCAGTGAGAACTATTACTTCAATACAATTTAATCCTCTTGGAACAGTTTTATATGTAGTCTCTGCATATGGCGGAACAGCTTCTACTATTCCATTAACTACCGCTTGGGATTTATCAACAGCAGGTTCCTACACAACTGGAGGAAGCTTTGGAGTAGGTGCGAATATTCAAAAGGCACATATTTCTTGGGATGGAAATTGGGTTTACGGACTTAGAGATCAGCAAGATAACTCTGTAAGATTATATTGGAGACAACAACCTTAAACCATAAGAGATAACTTAAAGGACAGACAAATGGCGATAAACTTTCCAAATAGTCCAAGTGACAACCAAACATTTGTCACTAATGGAAGAACATATAGATATAATTCAGCATCAGGAGTTTGGAAAATAGTAACTTCTGGTGCAATATCCGATCTATCAGATTTGACAGATACAACAAGTCTCATTCCAGCAGATGTGTCTGATTTAACTGATACTGGAGGAGTATTGGGCAATGCCGGCGCGGCGATTTACGCAGATATGGCAGCATTAATAGCCGCTACTGGTATGTCTAATGGAGATTTTGGATTAGTTACCGCAACAAATAATATATACGTTTATAATGGTTCTGGTTGGTATAAGATTGCTACAGTACAAAATGATTCTCCTAGTGCGATTACTGGAGTAGATGGAACCTATGAATTAGCAACTGATGGTACGGCAACTGTAATCACAGCGGTGTCTACAGACCCAGAAGGATTCCCTCTGACATGGAGTTATGCAGTCACATCTGGTTCTTTAGGAACAATAGCAACCGTATCACAAGTAGATAATGTTTTCACGATTACACCCAGCACTACAGAGTCAGATGCTGGAACATTTGAGTTGACATTTAGTGCTACTGACGGTATCAATGGAGCAGTAAATGCAAGTAGTGAATTTTCTTTGACTTTTGGGGTACAATATCCTATTTTAAATACACTTAGTGGTAGTGTTACTAGTGGGTCTGTAACTGTTCCAAGTCAAGCCAATGATTATTATTGTACTCCCGAAGGAGATTTTTCTTTTGTAAGTGCCGCCTACAATCCTGTAGTATTAGAACACACCACTCATAAAAGTCCTACTACAACACAACGCAATATAGGTAGTACTGGTAATAGTACACTTGGAGGTTATTGGGCGATTACTGCAAGCCAAGACGGTACTAGAATATTTGCTGCGGAGCATAATTCTGGGGGCGGCAATTTAAAATTTTATCAATGGAATTATAATTTAAATACGACAGTAAATACTAATGGTAACGGATTAAGTGGAACAGTAGGCTCTAGTAGTTGTACTGGTACGGTTACTAGGAATAGGCCTTCAAACCAACCTGGCTTTGATATTACTGGAATAGCTTTGTCTAGTGATGGAACAAAATTATTTCTCTGTGCTGTCAACTACAACTACATTGCTCGTTGGGATCTCTCTACTCCCTTTGATATCAATACTATAGGAACTTCACCAGCACAAGAAGTTCAGGTTGCAGGAAGTACGCCATGCAACGATGTCCAACTTAGTCCTGACGATAAATACCTAATCTATTCAGCGGGCAATTTTTCAAGAACATATACCCAAAAACAATTTGATCCAGCAAATCCTTTAGATTTAAACAATTTATCTACTGTGACAGGTGGCTCAAAACAATTTTCAAGTAGTGGTGACGCTTCCGCAAACGTCAATCCATTAGGTGCCTGTTTCTTAAACGATGGCACTTCAATGTTCGTTTTTGACCGTCAAAACAGTCAAATAGACAAATATACAGTTTAATTGGATAAACAAAAGATAAAAATTAATTATAAATAATACTAAAAAGGATTTACAATGGCGGACAGCAATTTAGACACCTCAATAGCAGCTCTCAAAACAGAACTCTTGAACGCAATTCCTACTGCTACTGTAGATGAACTGGTAAGTATTGCAAGGTCTGCGAAAGGTATGAATCTAGGAGAAGATTCTTCTCTGGAACAAGCAATCAACACTAGAGTAAATGCTCTGGCATCAACTGCAACAAGTGATGAAGTTTCTAAACTCGCAACAGTCATAAAACAATTTCTAAACCCTGCTGCAATCACTGTTACCAATTTTACATCAGTAACTGGAGATTTAATTCCAGATACTAATGAAGCATATGATTTAGGTAGCGCATCTAATAGATTCAAAGACTTGTATATCAGCGGAAATACAATGTTCTTGGGAGACACTAAGATACAAGATGATGGAACAGAACTTAAATTCTTAGACTCATCAGATAATCCAAGAAAAATGAAAGCTAAAGAGATTGATCTGGACGATGGTTCTGGAAAGATTCGGTTAAAAAGAAATGCACAGGGTAAGTTAGATTTTAGAACAATAGATAATTCTGGAAATGATACTGGAGCAGTTTCAACTGCATCTACTGGAGCAACAGTTGGTGCATATTCTTTGATGTCTGAACTACCACTCACTGGAGTAGATGCTGGAACTCAAGCCTTTGTGTCTGAAAATAATAAATTGTTCTTATGGACAGGAACTGGTTGGTATAATATTGCGCTTGTCAATCAAACTCCATCTGCGATCTCTGGAGCAAATGCAACATATGATCTTGCAATTGATGGAACTCCTACTGTTGTAACTTTGAATGCAACCGATCCAGAAGGACTTCCTTTAACATGGAGTTATCAGGTAACAACTGGAGCATTAGGTTCCACCGCAACAGTGGCCCAAGCAGATAATGTATTTACCATCACACCAAGTGCAACAGAAGCTGATGCTGGAACATTTACTCTAACATTCTCAGCATCTGATGGCGTTAATCAATCTATTGCGAGTAGTGATTTTTCACTGGCATTTGCGCCGCCGCCAGCTGGCGTTCTCTTTACATCTGTGGGAACTCATACTTGGACTGTGCCAGATGGTGTAACTAGTATATCTATGGTTGGTGTTGGTGGAGGCGGAAGTGGTGCGGTAGTCGGACATCAACCAGAAAATAGTGGTACTGGTGGTGGTGGAGCAGCGCTTGCATATGTTAATAATTTTTCAGTCACAGCTGGAGAACAATATACAGTAAAAGTGGGGGCAGGGGGCGCTCCCGTAACCGGCGGGGCAAGCACCCATAACAGCGGAAATAGCGGCGAGGCGAGTTTTGTAAGTAAAGATGGAGTCATCATCTTTCAAGCGGGCGGTGGTTCGGGTGGCAATCGTGTTGCAGGCGGGCCCGCGCCCGAAGCTTCTGGTGGAACCAATGTGTTTGGTAACTCGACTGTATTGGGCAGTGCGACCACTGGTGGCCATGGAGGTGGTAGAGGAAAAGGTGATAGAGGTACTCAATCAATGGCCGCCGGAGGGGGCGGTGGTGCTGGAGGATATTCTGGCAATGGCGGCGATGCATCTCCCGACACCAATTCAGGACAAAATGGTACTGGTGGTTCTGGAGCGGGAGGAAAAACAATGCAAGCTTTTGGTAGTGCTCATGGAACTGCTGGTGGTGGTGTTGGTGTATATGGTCAGGGCCGAAATGGTAACGCATCATCTGGAAGATCAGGTTCTGGTGGAACGAGCATTGATCCATTAGATTCTAATAACGACAAAAATTACGGCGCCGGTGGGCCTGGATCCTTTAATTTTAATAGCAACTACAATGGGGAAACTGCCGGTCAAGGCGTTGTTCGGATCATTTGGGGAGATGGAAGATCTTTCCCATCAACCAATGTAGATCAGGCATCTTCGACAGCAGGCGAAACAACAGTATAAGGAAATCTCATGGCAGACAGCGATCTATCCACATCAATTGCAGCACTCAAAACAAAAATTGAGAATGGAATTCCAACTGCAAATGTTGCAGAGTTAGTTTCTCTTGCGAGAGCAGTAAAGGCATTAAATCTTGGAGAAGACAAGTCTTTAGAAGATGCAATCAATGCAAGAGCAAATGCGTTGGTTGGTTCTGCATCAGCTGATGATGTCGCAAGACTTGCAGGAGCAATCAAACAAGTTCTAAACCCTGCATCAATCACAGTCACAACTCTTTCCACAATCACTGGAGATTTGATACCAGATCAAAATATTGTACACGATTTAGGTTCATCTACAAATAGATTCAAAGATTTGTATCTGAGTGGAAATACTGCTGTTATCGGAGACAGTAAAATATCCGATGATGGTACTGGTATTGATATCAGAGATACTTCTGGAAATCCAAGAACTATCAAAGCAAAAGAAGTAACTATTGATGATGGAACAGGAAATCCTATTAAAATGAAAAGAGGTGCTGGAAACACAATTCAGTTTCTAGATAGTTCTGATAATTCTATTGAAACACAAGAACAAGCTTCAGCACCAGCAATGAGCGCATATAATCTATTATCACAATTACCCACATCTGGAGTGAATACTGGAACACAAGCATATGTTGCAGAGAACAATAAATTATATTTGTTTAATGGAACAGGTTGGTATAATATTGCATTGATAAGCAATCCAATCACAGCAGTTACTGGAAATGCAGCAACATATGAACTTGCAAATGATGGAACCCCTTTATCAATCACACTTTCAAGTTCTGACCCAGATGGAATTCCTTTGCAATGGAGTCATCAAGTTACTGCCGGAACCTTAGGCGAAACCACAATCACTAATGTAGGTAATGTATTTACAATTACTCCATCAACAAACAATGCGGATGCGGGGGAGTTCACAATTTCGTTTATTGCGTCCAATGGAGAAAATCAAGAAACCGCTTCGAGTGTGTTTAGTTTGATTTTTGTAGCTCCTAGCCCTGAGTGGGATTCATATGCTAAAACTGCTGATAACCTTCAAAGTATGCCCTATTATCAAAGTAATAGAGAATGGGGATCTATGACTGAAATAAATAAAGACGGCACCTACGCCGTAATCTCAACAGGCCATGATCAGAACACTACGGAATGGGTGCAAATATGGCATGATTCAACAGGAAACGGTAGCTGGGCCAAGCAAGCAGAATTTACTAGCCAAAGTGGGGATTTTGGAACCGATTTAGCCATCGACGACGAAGGTGTTACAGTAGCTATTGGTGACCCAGGCAGAAATGAAGTAAAAATTTATAAAAGATCTGGAACATCTTGGACACTAGATCAAACTATTTCTGACGGCGGGCAGTTCGGCTTTTCTATTGCTATTTCAGGTGACGGATTAGTATTAGCAGCTGCCAGACCTACTTGGTACAGTAATAGAGGCGGAATAAAATTTTACTCAAGAGCAGATAAAAATACAACCTTTACTGAATCATTTAATATGACCGACATAAGCAGTTTAAATTCCACAAACTCATATCTAGGAAGAGGACGAGGCACTAAATCTAACTATAGAGGTGCAATGGAAATGAATGAAATCGGCACACGATTAGTGGTAGGTTGTCCTAGTTACAACAATAGTACACAATCTAGGGTTTACTTAATAACTCGTCCTGATACTTCAACCAATTGGTCTAATACATCATCACAAATTAAATATTTTCAAGAAAGTGGTGAGTGGAACGGTGCGGATGTCTCTATTTCCGCAGATGGAAACACTATTGTCGCCGGTGGAGCAAATGCTGCAACCAATGGTAAGATAAACATTTTTGATATAACAACCCTTCCATCTTCACAATCAATGACACCGACACAAACTATCAGCTGGTCTCAACTAACAAGCTCTGAAAAAGGAACATGGGGCAACTCATATTACTTTGGTAGAGCAGTAGGAATTAATGGCGATGGCAAAACAATAGTAGCATCAGCAATGTCATATTATGCTAGCTATCTTAGTCGAATGGGCTCTGTTTACATTTTTAGAAAAAATACTACAAGCGGTAACTGGGAATGGAAAGAAGTTTTAGAACCAAACCCAACAAGTAGCCAAGAAGATTTTGGAACCGATATTGGTATATCAGCGGACGGCTACCACATCATAGTTGGAGAATATTTGGCTACTGCACACTCTGGTCAGTCCTTTAGTCATAAAGGTTCATTTCATGTTTATAAAGCAATTAGTTAGTATTTCTTGGTCTAATTATTCATATATTTTGATTTTTTTAGGATCAGTTAGAACTGGTTTGCAATATGCTGTTGCACGATGTTCTTCTGGAACACTACGATAATATCTATAGTTTCCGTATCTTTTTACAATCTGCGATGCAAAATAATTACAACGGTTTATATCCCAAAAATACATGTCTTGGCTAATAGTTTTTGATCCAAGTATAACAACTAATAAAAATACATGTGTCATTTACCACCAGTTGGCTCCTGTGCCAAGAAACCAAATAATAAACACAATAAGTCCAAATAGAAATACTGTAAGAAAAATAACAGCAATTCCTTCTAAAAATGCTCTGCGTCTTTCTTGTTGCCTATAAACTGTTTCTTCTCTTTCTTTGCGAATTTTTCTACGAAGTTCAATCATTTCGCGCCAAGTTCCAAAACCAAACCGAATATTTAACATCTCTTCTAGTTGTTTCTCTTGTTCTTGTAATTTTTTCTTATGAACAAGAATCTCTAAAGCTTCCTGTTCAACAGAACCGCTACTAAAAAGCTTAGTAAATATTGGTGGATTTTTTCTTTGCGTTTCAGCACGCCCTAAATCTGCTGCAGCCCCATACCATTTGCCCAATTGACCGACAACATCTTCTATCTCTCTTCCGGCATGGACTAACTTTTTAACTCCATTGAACGCAGCCGTTGCTGCCCCAATTGCTGTAATCGGGTCAATCATATTTTTCTCCTAATTATTTTTTTATAATAAAAAATTATATTAAAACATGAGAAAAATATTCACCTCGATATCAATCGCTTTCTATCTATTTATATTATTGAGATCCCAAATCATGGGAAATATGTCGCTAATGATTTCTGCACATTGTTTTGCTATTATCATATGCTCTTTTTGCGTGCCGTTTGCTCCTCTAAGAGCAATATAATGTAGCCAACTACGCAAACTTCCTTTCATATATAGTCTTGTTTTTGTAAGTCCTTCTGGAAGCAAAACTCTAGCTTGTTCTTTTGCAATTCCATTTTCAATTGCCCACTCATAGGCCTTTCTTGCAGTTTCAATTACGCCCGATTGTCTACGACCCCATTCTGCAATCAAATCTTGATGTTCTCTGTTTTCTACTAAACTCGGATCATTTTCAATTTCAATGCTGTTTTGTCTGTTTTTTGTATCTTGAAGTCTACATTCTCTTTTTACAAACCACTCGCCCATCTCTTTTGGTTCTGCATATCTCTGCGAAAACTCTTGAAAAGAAAAACTACGATGGCGAACAATTTGATGAGCAATATCTCTTGTTGTTTCAATTTCCAAAGTCACATCCACCATTTCTAATGGAGACCAATGGGCATGTTTGATAAGATATTTTATCAATTTATCGCTTGTTTTCTTGTTTATTTGATTTGATGGGTTTGAAACTTTTGCACAATATGCAACCAAGTCTTGTAAAGTTTCTACTCCCTCTTCACTCAAATCTTCTGCTGATTTAGTGTAACTAATCAATTTAACTTTCAAGTCAATCTCCTATTCTAATCTAATGTGGTCTTCAAGTCTCTCTTCTGTCCATCTCTCAATCGGATCGTTGAAGTTAGGCTTTTTTTTTATTTCTTCCGTTCTAGGTTTTAACATATCCATTCCAAGTGGCGGAATAACACTTTCTTGTTCAAAATCCTTTTCGGATAAATGTGTAAGATTTGTTCCCTTTTTAATTTCTCTATAATATACTATTGATGATGTGCTAGCAATAACCAAAAGAATTGCAAGTGGGTCAAAAACAAAAATTAAACATAAAATCACAAATCTGACAGCATCCTCAAGTATATCTTCATCTACATTATCATAAAGTACTTCTGCGACATATTTTACTGGTCCCACTTCGGCTTCTATTTTTCTTACTTCCTTTTCGAATTCAAATTTATCATTCCTTAATACACCCAAATCATTCTCTGTGTCAATAATTTTTTGCTTTAAATTTTCAATTCTTTCACGATCTTTTTCATCCAATTCATCCAGTTTTATTTTACTACGAAGTCTATCAATTAACTCATTACTTTGAGTTCTTTCTGCTGCTTGCAAATCTCTCAAATCATTAATACGAATTCTTGCAGATGAAATTATTGTATCTACACGATCCTCTTCTTTCTCTCTAAAGTCATTTACTTTTGATGCAGTATTTGGTCCATATCTTCCGTCTGGAGTTGTACCAACAAGCGCCTGCAAAGAAACAATATCATTCTCTTCAATATACTTTTCAATCAGTTCTAGTTTTTTACTTGCGGATGAGATTATTTCATTTTGTTCATCAACTAATAATTGATAGTTTCGAATTGCAGATTCGACTCTGCTCTCTTCTTTTGATATTTCAGAATTGATTTCAGCATTCTTATTCATATCAGAATTTTCTATCTTTTCAATTTGAAGTTCATACTCATTAATAGACTCTTCTAATCTTGCAATATTCTTTTCTACAATCTCAATTTGAGCAACATTTTCTCTATTTCCAGCAGTTTGTTCAATATGTGCCTTTGATAGAAATCCAAATATACCTAAACTGGTTATAAACATAAGTACAATAACTGCAAGAGTCAAGTATGATTTTAGAAAAAAGTTAACTCTTTTCCAATTATGCGACAACCAAGCAGCCGTTAAAACCTTGGCAACTTCTAAAACAGAAGCCATAACAATTACTGGCATTACTGCCGCTGCAAAGATTGTAATCAATCCAGCAATGGAGTAATATGCAGCGACTACAGATAATGCAATCGCGACCAATAATAAAGTTACAGATAGTATCATTTAGTTCTCCACTAAAAATTATAGTATGTTTTATTTATATAAATAGAACGAATGCATTATAAAAGGTAAGTCATGGCCATATCATTTCCAGCAAGTCCTGTGAATGGACAAACTCATACAGAAAATGGACAAATCTTTGTTTTTGACTCCACAAGAGGTTATTGGCTAGTCAAAAAACAAGAGCAGATTGTTGCCTCTACTTCTCGTTCCACATTTGTTGCAACGGCAGGACAAACAGTTCATAATGTAAACTACGATCCGGCCGCAGCAGTTATTGTGTCAGTAAATGGTGTTATGTTAAACCCACAAGATGTGACAGCTACAAGCGGAACCTCTATCACTTTTGATACTGCATTGTCACTATCAGATGAAGTTGATATTGTCTTTCATCAACCGACAGCATCAAATCTAACAAGACATAGTGTCTCTGATACAGCACCAAGCGGCGCATCTAGCGGAGATTTGTGGTTCAATTCTGCAAACTTAAAAACATATGTATACTATGATGATGGTTCAAGCGCACAATGGGTTGCAACAAATCCTCTTGGAGTGGATGGTGCAGATGGGGCTGCGGGAGCAGCTGGTTCTTCAGTCACTGCATATGCAAACTTTGCTGCATTTGCAAATGGAACTACAGAAGGTGACTTCGCATTTGCACAAGATACCAAAGCATTATATGTATGGGATGGAACCGAATGGGATAGAATATCTTCTGGAAATGATGAAAGTCCTATAATTATTACTGAACCACCAACAACACACACTCTTAATAGTAATGGAACCACAAGTACAGTTACAATGGTTGCGGAAGACCCAGAAGGATTTGATATATCATATGGTATTGTTTATGGAACAACAAACAATACTTTGCCAAGCTTACTGTCGAGTGCCGCATCTGTAGATTCAAATGGAGTATATACTTTTACTCCATCTACAAATATTGCTGATGCTGGAAGCGTAAAGGTCAGATTAAGTGCCAGTGATGGCGCAAAAACCACAACCCGATTTTGCACTCTTTCATTGGCATTTATTAGTACCGTTGATTATCTAGTAGTCGGTGGTGGTGGTGGTGGAGGTATGCGTCACGGCGGCGGTGGCGGTGCTGGCGGCTATATCTATTCTACAAATCAAACATTAAATATTGGTACTACATACAATATTGTTGTTGGAACTGGTGGGGCGGCCGGGAATGGTCAATCAGCGCCAGGTTCAAACGGCCTCGATAGTTCTATTTCCGGCACAGCATTCAATACAATAACAGCTATTGGTGGTGGTGGGGGAGGGACAACCGGCGCCGCTCTGGATGGTGGATCTGGCGGCGGGGGTGGACATAATGGAGTAACAGCGGGAACAGGCACAGTTGGACAGGGTAACGATGGCGGCGTAGGCCATACATCCGCTCCATACCATGCTGGTGGTGGTGGTGGCGCTGGCGGGGCTGGTGCAAATGCTGGCAGTATCGGAGGTGCTGGAGGCGCAGGTCTTCAAAATAGTATAACTGGAACCGCACTTTACTATGCTGGGGGTGGCGGCGGTGGCACATACAACACGGCCGGCAACGCAGCTGGTGGATCTGGTGTTGGAGGAAACGGTGGTGCCGGAACGGGTGCAGCGGGTAGCCCCACGCCAAATACGGGTTCGGGGGGTGGTGGCTCTGGTGGCGGCGCGGTGCCAAATCACGGAACGCCAACAGCGGGTGCAGATGGTATTGTAATCATTCGCTCAATTGACACCGCCACCTCAACTACAGGCTCTCCAACAATTACTACGGACGGATCATATAATATATATCAATTTACTCAATCAGGATCTATTACATTTTAAGGAACTAAAGTAAATGGCAATCAATTTTCCAAGCAATCCAAATAACGGAGACACTATACTAGTAGGAAACACAACCTACACATTCGACTCTACATCTGGAGCGTGGGATGCTAGTGGTTCTCTATATACCGTATCTGAAACTGCGCCGACAAATCCAAAAGAAGGTGATATGTGGTTTGATCCAAGTGTTCTGGAAACATATGTATATTATAATGATGGAACAAGTTCTCAATGGGTAATCTCAAATAATTCACAGGGCCCAGCAGGTCCAGCGGGAACAGATGGAGCAGATGGAACAGCAGGCGCGGATGGAGCAGATGGGGCAAGCGGTATCATACAGTCTCAATTTACATCAAAAACTGATACATTTGTTGGAACTGCAAACGGAACAGAAATGGCAGTAACTGGTATGTCTGTTACAATAACACCAAGTTCTGCATCAAATAAAATTTATCTCACTGCACAAATCTCATATGGAACACAAGGAACAACATATAAAGCGTGGTTTAAAAGAAGTATTGATGGTGGCGCATATCAAGATATATTCATAGGTGATGCGGCAGGGTCTCGGCAAAGGACATCTATTCCTTTAGCTCTTGCTTCTGATGCAAATCAAGCAAATTCATTTATTTTACAGTTTATCGATGAACCAGCAACTACATCTGAGGTTATATATCAATTATATGTAAATAACGATAATAATTTCGCATTTCATCTTAATAGATCAAACAACGATCAGGATAATGCTACTGGTGGAAGATATATCAGTACAATTATTGCATTGGAATTGGGAGCGTAACATGGCAGCAGTAAATTTTCCAAATAGTCCAGTAGACGGTGATACGCATGTAGCGAATGGTGTTACATATACATACAATGCAACAAAAACAGTATGGAGGGCCGCGGCGGCTGGCAGTTCATCAGTTTCGACTGTTGCAGATATGGCTGCACTGATTGCAAAAACTGGAATGACTGATGGTGACCAAGTATTCGTTCAAGCAAACAATAATCTTTATATCTATTCTGGTACTGGTTGGTATAAAGTGGCAACTGTTCAAAACGATTCTCCAAGTGCAATCACTGGAGTAGATGGAACTTATTCGCTTGCTATAGATGGAACACCTACTGTAATCACAGGGGTTTCTACAGACCCTGAAGGATTCCCTTTGACATGGAGTTATTCAACATCTGGACTTGGTAGTATTGCTACGATAAGTCAAACGGATAATGTATTTACTATTACACCTAGCACCGATGAAGCTAATTTCGGAACATTTACTCTTACAATTAATGCAACTGATGGTGTTAGTGGAGCAGTGAATGCAAATACATCAATCACTCTGGAATTTTTTATTGCAAACAGTAATTATACAACTCTTTTAGCAACAGCAGTAGATACATCAGACAACAACAATATAACCGATAGTTCAGTTAACAACCATACAATCACAGCAAACGGCGATGCTCATGCAGGTACGTTTAGTCCATATCGGCATGGTGGATATAGCACTTACTTCGATGGATCAGATTATTTACAGCTATCTGCCACAGCAACTAACCTTCTCCCCGAAACATCAAACACAACAATCGAAGCGTGGGTAAATACGACAGTAACTGGACACGTTGCAATATTTAGTAATTTTGATCCATCTTCTCCCTACAACGGAATGGAAGTTGGATTATACAACGGCTATCAAGTTTTTTATTCAAACTCAGCCGGTTGGATTAATAATCCACCCAATACAGGAGTTAGTACAATAAATGATGGTAATTGGCATCATCTTGCTTGGGTAATTACGAACAGTGGAACAACAGTTACAGCTTATGTTGATGGTGTTCAGAATTACACATCCTCAATAACTGCATCTACCACAGGAGGTAGTAATATCCGTATTGGGGCTTCTTCAAATACTACCGTAAATAGACATTTCACTGGTTATATTGCTGATTTTAGATTTGTTAAAGGTGCCGCTGTATATTCTGCTGCGTTCACTCCACCAACCGCACACTTAACTGCAATTACAAATACACAACTTCTTGCTTGCCACCTTCCATATATAGCAGATGGTTCTTCTAGCGCTCTCTCAATCACAGTAAACGGCAATACTTCAACAAAACCATTCGGCCCTTACGACAACTTAGAATACTCAGCAAGCGATCACGGTGGGTCTGTCTCCATGCCCAATGACAATGATTATCTTTCTGTTCCACATTCCAGCACACTAAAACCATCAGGCACAGATCCATTCTGTGTTTCATTTTGGTATTATCCAACAACATCTCCAGGCACTACTAGACAACTTGTCGGAGATGCTAATTATGTTTCATATCCGACAAACTGTCCTGGCTGGGACATATTATATCAAAGTGGTAGTCAATTAGATGTAAGATGGGGATATCCAAATTATGCAGATATGGCTTCTGGAAAAACAAACAGCACTGTTCAGGTTAATGCTTGGAATCACATTGCGTTCTGTAGAAGCGGAGGCTCTTTATCTTACTATTTAAACGGAAAAAGATGTAATACAACAACTTCTAATATTAATATATCAGCGTCTGGTTTAGCTAATTTTTATGTAGGTTATGCTGGAGAATCAACAGGCACCGCAATGAATTCAGCAATGGGAACTATTGCAGATTTTAAGTATGAGGTCGGCACGAGTCAGTTTGATGCTACAGCTTCTACTATTACTGTACCTACAGCACCACAGAGCACTACAAATTCTGTATTACATGTTAAAGGCACAGACGCATCTGTTATAGATAAAGCTCAAACAGGCAATATGAAAGTTTTTGGCACTGCAACAGGTTCATCAGCTGAAGCTAAGTTTGCTAATACAAAATCAATGTATTTCCCCGGCTCAAATCCTAATCATATAAGACACTACAGCCAAATTTATCTTCCAGGCGAATTGACAATAGAATGCTGGGTTAATACAAGTACGTTCAATTCTGGATATGTTTGGTGTTTAGAAAATTATCAACTTGAAATGAGAATTAATTCAAACGGAACTGGAGTAGATATATATGATAGTGGATACATAAACTTCTCTAGAGCAGCAGGTGCTATGAGCACAGGAACTTGGTATCATATAGCGGTGTGTAGAGATTCTAGTAATGTTTTTAGAGCTTGGATTGATGGTGTACGAAGCACTCAATCTGGTACTAAAACAACTACTTATGATAAAGACCATATAATAATTGGAGGTGAATACTCTAGTGCTACAGGTATTAATTGGCCTTATCATGGTTATGTTCAAGATCTAAGAATAAGTAATTATGCAAGATACAGTGCAGAAGATGAAACTACAAACATACCAACAGCACCGTTTAAAGGATAATATAATGGCATATGAGTATAATTGTAAAATTTTAAGAATTGTGGATGGTGATACAGTAGACGTGGACATTGATTTAGGATTCGGAATTTGGATGCATAGAGAAAGAGTGCGTATTATGGGTATTGATACACCAGAATCCAGAACGAAAAACGAAGAAGAAAAAGTTTATGGACTGGCCGCAAAAGAATATCTAAAAGAATTGCTTCCAATTGGTTCCATTCAAACTATCAAAACACAAAAAGACAAGACAGGAAAATTTGGAAGAATTCTTGGAGATTTTGAAATTGAATACAAAGACTCTAAAAATAACTTTTCACGAAGAAGTATTACTTCACTAATGTTAGAAAATCATCATGCTGTCCCATATAAAGGCCAAAGTAAAGAAGAATTAGTAGAATTGCATCTCATAAATAGAGAGAAACTAAAAGAAAAAGGTCTTATCTAATGCCTGCATCTAGAGCAAGAAAATTATCACAATTGATGTCCGAAGGTGGTTCACTGGACACCCAGATTGATTCTTCTGGCACCACTAGTGAAATTGGTGGCGGAGGCGTAACTGTTTATGCAACGATAAGTAATTTGCCTTCAACTGGAAATACAACTGGCGACATGGCATTTGTATCTAGTACACGACATTTTTATATCCATGATGGAAATGGTTGGTATAGTGTTGCATTAGTAAATGAAAGTCCCACAGCTATTACTGGAGTGGATGCAACATACGATCTTGCTGTAGATGGAACACCTACAGTTGTTACTGCCGTTTCTTCAGACCCAGAAGGAATACCTTTAACTTGGAGTTATGCAGTCACATCTGGTTCTCTTGGTACTACTGCGACAGTTCAACAAGGAACTGGTGCAAATACAAATCAATTCACAGTTACTCCAGGCACAAATGACCCAGCGGACGAAGGTACTTTCGATTTAACATTTTCTGCGACAGAAGGTGTCAATACAGTAAATAAAACTGCAAACTTCTCGCTTGCATTTGCGAGTTTAGAATTCACTTCATATGGACAATCCAGTTATGATTTATTACAGTCAGTTTCATCTCTTTCTCTAGTTGCCGTAAAAGGAACCTCTCAAGTCACCAACGAATATACTAATAGTGGTGGTGGAATGAGAACTTCTGGATTGTTGGCATATCCTACTAGAATAGAGGAAGCAAGAGCTCGTGTAATTACTAGTGGTTACTCAAATAGAAGCGCAGGCGAACCTTCAATATTCTATCCAACGGTTGATTGGGGGGCAGTAACGGGGGCTGCACAAATCACAGAAGCTCCAACTAACAGTAATTATACACCAACTGCCTCTGGTGGTTGGTCAATTAACACACATGGCACAATAGGTATAGGTAAAGTCACAGATAGTGGTGGTACTAAACCATATGGCTATCATGCAATGATGATAGGAGACAGCGGATCCTCGTTTTCACCCGATAGTACACCCCAACATATAATTTGGGTGAGTGGTACAGAAACTTTAGGTCATAAATCACACGCAACTGCATATGGTTCACTTGCGTCACCCGACCAAGGTACTACAAGATATATGGGGGCGCCGGATACTTCTCAATACGTTATTGGACTTGTTGGTAAAGATCAGTCAGGAACCCGTTCGTCCAATCTAAATGTTGTGCCAGGAACCTCTTACAATAGTGGCGGTCAGCCGACAGAATTTTATATGAAAAAATTTAATGAATCATACATCAATGATGCTACGTACTACACATCGGCTGTGACTTCAGATACTTATTTTAAGTTTGTATCAAGTAACCACCCAAAACAACAACCGAATTTGCCTTCTGGGGATAGAAATCATAATACTCATCCAACACATAGCACTAAACGTGGACAATTATTAGCACAACATCAACTCAGTGTTGGCGGAAGTGATATATTACGTTCATACTATCTGTCATTTTATCAACATCATAGCGCTGGTACATATAGAGGACACAAAATTGAAGTTTTTGATTGGGATATTTCAGCCGGAACTGGCCACTGGGTTGTAGACAATTATGATCAACAATCTTCGACTGATACTTTCAATTCTCTAGACAGAAATTTAATAGACCAACACTTCGCCTATACGAGTGAATTCAATACAGTAAGTGGAACTAGTCAGGATTTTGCGAATTCTTGGGATTTATCAAGATCAGTACACTCCCAATGGCCTCATTCATTTATAGTAACTACAAATGAAGTGGATTCGGGTAGTGCAACATCAGAAAAATATAAACTTTTTTATAGAGATATGTCAGCAAACATTGATGCTGCTACTTATGGTGGGTCGAAATCAGCAGGATTTAGTGCGAACTCAGGAGATAGTGGGTTAGTAGACACAGGACTTCTTGAATGTACTACAGCTACCTGTATTTCTCACGATAGTACAAACCAAAAATTGACACTTCTTTATACCGACCACGATAGTATTAATCTTAGGAATTATAATTATTCAAACAATACGTGGGATTCGGTAATATCTTCAATAACAAATACCGGCATTGGATATCTCGCCACAGGTATTCACGTACTGCCTGGAACAACAAGATTTATTGTAACAGGGGTTGGAAAAATTTGGTTATATGAAATGAGTTAATCGGTAATCAATCCATAGATTTCTTTCCAGTTTTGAACCCGAAGAGCACTACCAGTGTATCCAGAGTTATGTTCATGAGCAACCAAAAGACTTTCTAAACCCATCCGCAAACCAAGGTCTGCGTTCTCAGGTTTATCTTCAACCCAAAAACATCCACAACCAGAGTATTCCAAAAGAGCTTCGTCTTTGTCAGCACCAGTGTCAAGATAGACATACCGTTCAAAGACACTATCTCCAAACAACTCCCGAAGGTTTTTAGTCCGAAGATGTTGACTATATTGATCGTTACTCAAACTAGTAATTGCGTGGAAAATATAACCATGTTCTTCATGAAGTTTTTTCACATATTTGATCGCATCCCGTAAAGGAGGCAATTTCCGAATCCAAGCAGATTCATTGAACATTCGTACCAGCCGTTTTGCTTCGGCCCGTGCAAGTCCATATTTCAAATCCATTTTGTATTCGCCTTCTTGGACAACTTCATATCCATGCCGAGTCATCCAACAATCAAAGGCGTACTCCCAATCAAGGAGAACGCCATCGCAGTCTACTAGTATTGTTTTTTCTTTTTTAGCAATCATTAACAGTCTTTCTTATTACATTATTAATATAACTGATTCGGTTTGAATTGTCAAGACAAAAAGCGAGAAAGATTAGAATTATTTTCAATTCTTTCTTTGGCGATGTTGAAATAATTTTCGTCCATTTCAATCCCAATAAACCCACGACAAAGGTTTTGCGCAGCAACACCAGTTGTACCAGACCCCATAGTATTATCTAAAACAACATCTCCTTCATTTGTATAAGTCTTGATCAGATATTCCATAAGACCAACTGGCTTTTGAGTTGGATGAAATCCTTTCTCTTGTTTATGTTTGATGATTGTTTTGGGATATCGTGATCCATCTGGATTATCACGATGCTTTGATTTTGCATTACCATAAACCTCACCAATCGTTGCAGTATCACTCTTATAACCAGAATATGGAGTGCTATACCACATTTGTGGATTATATGTAGGCTTCTCTCTGTAGAATACAAGAATATTCTCATGCGATTTAAGAGGCATAATCTTTGCATTCATAGGATTAGTACCCTGAGGCTTCTCCCATATCCATTCATAACGAAGATTCTTAATATTAGAGGCAGCAAGAATCGTAGTAAAAGGCTGTGCTGCTGTAAACACCATGGCAGCATTCTTCTTACAAATACGATTGTATTGCTCCCACAGCACATCAAGTGGTATGATTGAATCCCATTTACATGCTGTGGTGCCATATGGTAGATCGGCCATAATCATGTCAACACTATTGTCTTCAATAGTCTTCATGATTTCCAAACAATCACCATTATATAAGTCTAGTTTTACCATTCGCTAAGAGACTTCATATATCCAGAGTTCATTAGTTTTACGATTTTACCAGATGCAATCATATAATCATCATTGTCACCGCTCTTGCCACCTTGTTGATGAGAGAAATATTCACTAGTATCAAGTGCCTGCTTGAATTCTTTCTTCGTCATATACATGGCGCGAACTTTGTTGGGATCACCGTTAATCGCAAGGAAGATCAATCGTTCCCAGTCTTTACCGACAGCAACATGATTCATAGTAAAACAATCTTCTTTTAGAATTCTTTTTTTGTTGTTGGTGTGTGCAAGAGAAAATTTAATCTCAGTGCGAATTCCGTTTATAACTCTATCGTGACCAGCCGTAGAAGTTTCAGCAAATTCCACATCATATCCACAAGCCTCAAAAAGAAGGCTGACATATATTTCGCCCAGCGCCCCTTTTTGTTTACTATCCATATAGCGATATCCCTCAAATGGAGTACCTATCCAAGGATCATAAAGATTTTCTTGAATGTAGTTTTGAATTACGGCTGAGTTTGCCACATTGTATATTTGTTCAGATGTTAGTTGCATGGGATCATCTCTTTTTGTTAGGGGTATAATATAACCGATTCGGTTTGAATTGTCAAGGGCCAATTGCGTTATAATAGCCCTCCGCTTTTACATTCATGGTCCCATCACCATTGTCATATGTTTGATAAAGTTCGGAACCTGTGAAAAACGCACATGCTTCACACATCACATTCCAATCAGAAATATGAATGGTAGAACTGATTGGCATTTTCCAGTTATCCATTCCTTCTGTAAGTTTGTCAAACGCAACAGTGAGTTGCGCTTTTGTATAGCCTAGAGAACTTACAATCATATCTTCCATAGTAACTCCTATATCAAGTAGTTAGGTCCAGTCCACCGAATATCATAATCTTCAAAGACATTTCCACGCGCCGCATTTCGAGCAGGAGCGTTCCAACCAGCAGCTTTCAAGATATCACCCATGCGGAATTTTTTGTCATTTTCAGTGTTGACAACAAATCCCCAGACACCACCGTTTGAGATAATTTTGATATATTTACTACCAACTGTCCATGACAATCCGTTGTTGAATTCTTCAATCATATCTAGATTGATATGAGTCAACTCTTTAGTACCATTACGACTTGTCCAGTTGTAATAGTCAGTTTTGATGTTTTCAAGAAGATTTTCAAGGGCGGTATTCATCATATTGTTTCTCTCTTTTTCTTAACTTACATATATAATATAAGTGATTCGGGCCCAAAAGTCAAGGGCCCGAGCTAAGTTTTTTTCAATTAATTTAGAGAATAAGAAACTCTCAATCTTACCGTATCTCCTACATTATATGCAATTCCTGTTTGTTGACGAATAGTGTTACCATGCACATTAATTACAACAACATAATGTGAAATAAAACTTTCTTCTTGACGCTGATACTCAGTTCTACATTGCGTTTCTCTGCGATATTGCACAACATTTCCATTCTGATTTTGACTTCCAATCAATCCACCAATAATTGCACCAGCATTTCTATTATCTTTTCTCTGATCCCCCTTACCAAATTGATGTCCAATAACACCACCAATAATAGCACCAGTGATAATATTATTTGAATTATTGCCATTTCGATAAACAGGAACATCTACATCACTACAAATTCTTTTTGGAACATTATAAGAATTAGAACCATAGATTGTTTGTACATCAACAATCGTTCCTTCTGCATAACTCTGAGCATATGCAGCTGTTGATAGGATTGACATTGTTAATATAGCGAATAATCTTTTCATTTTTTCCTCTATTTCCGCCACGGAATCGTTGATTACACTCTAACGCTTTCTGCAAACTCTGTGGCTTTAGTTTCATCGATAAAAAACTTTTTGGTTACAATTGAACGACCATCTCTTGACCATTTACTGTTCACCTCAGTTACCTTTACTTCAAAACCATAACAATGGTTTTCAAAGACGATTGGTGTTACCTTTGAGTAACACTTGTAATTTTTGGATTTCTCTTTCATGCTGTCCTCATAACATCTTCTTCATGATAGGTTTTATATTTACTTTCTTTGAATCCGTCAATTTCTTCCATCAACATCATCATACGGTTCTTGATAAAATAATTGAATACCTTTTTCATATCTCCTTCTGGTTCATTTTCAAATTTTTCAAGTATTTTAGTTCTGATATCTTCTGGAACCAATGTAAGATCAACAAGTGCTTCGTTTCTCTTCCATCGTTTCAACATATTTGCATCACAGAAATCTTCTGGACAACGACTCATATCAAGCCAATCTCCTAAGTTTTTCTTTGTGATGGGTTTTTGTCTACGATTTTCTATAAAAACTTCATCATCACTCAAAAAGTTAGGTATTCCATCTGATTTATCACCACGAATAATATGCTCTCTTAAATATCTTTGAGGATTTTTCTCTACGAGATATCTTTTTTGCATAGGACTATATTGAGAAACATTGGGATATTTTTGCAGTTGTTTGAAGTCTTTATCACTAGACATAATCAAGATTTTCTCATAAGGAGCAAAAGCCTGAGTCAAGGTTGCAATAATATCATCCGCTTCAACACGGTCATGTTCAATGATTTTGTAAGGAAAGACTTCCTTGAGGTCTGTCTTTACTTCATTCATTGTGTTGAAGATAAGACTCCAATCAATACCAGAATCTTCTCTCTCTTTTTTGCGAGAGAATTTATAGTATGGATAAATGTCCTTTCTCCAATAATTTTTGTTATCACAACAGATTACGATATTTCCATACTCTGCTGAAAACTTTTTCTTAATTCTTAGAATACTATTCAGTATCATGTGTCGAATCAAGCCATCATCAATATCTTCAGTATTGGGGCCTACCTGAGTCATGAGATTAGAAATGATAACTTGACTTAGATCTATCAAAATCATAATTTTGTCTCTATTTTGTTTTACATACTATTACTTATAACATATTTCATTCTAGTCTGTCAAGGAGTTTTTTGAAACCATTCTGGAATGTTCCGTTTACTCCATACCATATTGAACCTTTCTTGCTTTGTTTGGTAAAATAACTGATAAGACTTTACAGGATCATCTGGAAATTGACATTGAGGAGAATCTTTCATTGCAAGTTTGAATGGAGTGAGTCCATCTTCTGCAATGTTTATTGGAGGTGTGATCAAAACCTCTCGCAATAATTCATCGGTAGAATGTATTTTTCCATATCTGTATGTGTATTCGTCACATAGAGCCACCCAATGGTTGTAATGCCAGATATAATTTGCAAGAGACTCGGTGGTCCACTCTGTGCAGGGATGAGTGAAGTGTACAGCCTTGTAAAGAGTTTTCTCTAGGTTTGGGTTAGGATGAACCCAATAGTCGACCATGCGTTTTCCTGAGATAGATGGTCGTTTCTCATATTTACCATCCAACATTCTATGCGCCGTAGAAAGCATTTGTGCCGATTCGACAATCATCTTTACTACATGTTTGTCGCATTGAAGTTGTGCGGCTACAGTTGGATTTTCATCTAGTACAAAAATGTTCATTGAATTTACCATTTGTTAATACACATATAATATAACAACTATAGGTCTATAAGTCAAGGGCTAATTTACAAATATAATAAGAATCTACAATATCTGAAACAGGGTTTCCTATTTTTTCTGATTTTATTTCTAAACTTTCGTTCAAATTTACATTAGTTTCTTCTAAAAATGATTCGTACATCATTTCTTTATTAGCATTACCTTTACCAGTGGCAAACTTCTTTATCACTGTCGGAGGCACTACATGATATTCTAGTTCTGAATTCCACAGTTTCCACTTCAAAATTCCAGTGTTTTCGGCAATATGAAACACTTTTCCTTTCGATCCGTAACTATAGTCCTCTAAGACTATTTCTTCGATATTATGATGTATGAAAATGTCTAAGGCCCAGTCTGAGATAAAATCATATCTTTCCTCTGCTGTCTGCCAATTTTGAATTTGTTGCGAACCTTCAATATTTTTATATTGAAAATCTTCGTATTTTTTTGTATTTGAAAGAAAGAAGATTAAGCATTTTTCAAAACTAAAATCTTCTTTCTCTCCTGTATATATGCACACTGATGGGCAAGTTAAGCTGTAATCAATACCACCTATTCTTCTAACCACTCTTCATCCTCTTCCATGTCGAACTCTTTGATTATATTTATACAATCTTCAAGAGCCTCTCCACAGATGGGACAAAACCTTACAACTTCTTCATTATGAGTTTCTACGGAAAATTCCGCTGCACATTCTGTACATCCAATATGCTCCATTTACTACTCCCTTTTGAAATATTTTATTATTTAGAATTATGTATTTTTTCAAAAGGTTATTTCACAGGCACCACCTTGACACGCAATCGCGCCCATAGTATCAATGTCTGTGAATTTTTTAGTTTCGAGTTGCGTATTAAAATCTATATGTGTCAAATTCTGTTGAATTTTTGTCCATTTATGCAACAAGAAAACATCCTTCAAACAATATTCTGCATCTTTCATATCACCATAAAAGTAATTATCGGCAAATTTCTTAAACCTACGAATCCATTCAGCTCGAAGATCAGAAATCTCTCCTTGGTGTTCAATTGGCATTTGTGCAATTGAACATGCTTCCCATAGATTGTTAAACCCTTTTCTAGTATCAACAATCAATCCAGCAGCAAACATTGCACCTCTTCCGTACTTATTCACAATTTCTGTTTCATCTAATACTTCTGTCATTGGAGCTTGATGAAAATCCTTATCTCCCATGCCAGATAAGAAAGAAACTCCAGCAAAGTAGTCTTTATTTTCATAAAGAAAATCTTCTACCTCATTCCACATATGCGATGCAACAGTTACTGTATTAGAAACATTATGACGAACTGTTGGGTCTGCACACAAATCTACATTAGTTCCCGCTTCGACCCAATTCTGTTGAACGAGTTGAACTTTTTTCAACAAATCGGTTCCAAATAGATCTTCTTTGTAAAGAGAACCTTTTGGAGAGATGACAGGGAAACCGATACAGTAATCAGTTCTACTACTTGACCAGACAGACTCTTCGACCATGTATGGATTTGTCTGTGCAATCAGTTGTGCAACTTCAGCGTCTTTATTCATCTGTACATGACGAATATACTTTGGTGAATGTTCTGCATGAATACCAGAGGCAGTTTGCAGAAGAACAGATGCATTACCAGATGGTTTTACACAAGTAGTACGCGCGGCTTGGTTAATTCCAATAAGCGCAGCAACTTCTTTATTAACTCTTTTAACAATTTCTGCTCCTTCTCGTTGAATATCTGCATCTAAAAGAATCTCTGGATTGTTCATCCATCCTGTGATAGAAACTCCCAACAAGGCTTCTCTCTCAAAAATTCTTTTAGAATCTTCTGATATATATTTGAAATCTGTGTAACCGGCTTGAAGTGTTCCAAGAATAGAGGCGGCACGACACGCCTTAAAAAATTCTTCTTTGGAAACACACTTGCCACCATTGATTTCTGTCAAATTACAACCCTGCCATCCAGATATTCCATCAATTTGAGGATACATTCCAATTTCTACACATGGGTTTGTGGTATGTTCTTTATTGTCTACAAAATAAAAACCAGGCTCACCAAATTCTTTAATTGGTTGCATCAATTCTTTAAACTGTTCTTTCGTAACTTCACTTCTCACTAAAACTGCTGAATTGTTGCTACGTCCTCTTTGTGGATTTTCGACAAACCAATTTCCAGTTTTAGCCTTGGTCATCTCTTCATCATCATGCGAAAACAATGCAATGGTCGCAGAACGTCTAACTCCACCGGCCAGAACCGCGTCGGCAGCGTGCATTGAAATATCATATACATGAATTGGCCTGAGAGTAGTTTCGCCGCTGAGAATTAAAGATTGCACAAGATGTTCAATCTTATCTAATGCTTTCCTGAGTGGTTCTGGGCCTGGCGCCTTAAATCCACCAGAAATCTCTGCACCTTGAGGTCTAATCTCTGACAAGTCAAAATATACTCTACGCCCTTCGAAATCTGGAAAAGTTCCACCACCTACAAAATAAGAGGACATTAGCACCCCTAGAGCATCTGCCCAGCCTTCTATAGAATCTTCTACTTTCCAACCTTTCGCTTGTTTCTTTCTCTCTGCTATAGCAGGTAGTTTTGCGACATGATGTTTCTGTACAGAAAATCCTGCTCCAGCACCACAAAGAAGAATGTAAAACAACTCTTGGAAATACGCAGCACGATCTGCATAAGAAGAAGTGCAGTTATACATACGCATTTGATGTTTCAGAAGTTGTTCACCACCAAACTGAAGCGCTCTTTGTGCGCCTAATGTGTATTGTAATTTATAAAGAGATTCTGCTTCATCAATTAATAGATTAAGTTCTGGAGAAATTTTGTCACTGTAATATGCTCTGTGCATATCCATTACACGTTTTACAGATTCATCCCAAGATTCATATCTTCCTTCATCTTCCATCCATCTAGAATATGACTCATAAAATTTTGCCTGAGACATAATTTTTCTTGCATCCAAATCTTTTTGTGTATTGACTAATTTCAACATAGCTTATCCTCTTTTTTGATATTTTTTGGTGGTAATTAACATTTTTTCCAAGCAGAAAAAGTGAGTTTTGCTTGTAGGTCTTTGTAGGTGTTTATACTTATAAGTGATTGTAATTCTAAAGTGTCCATTCCAGACAATATTACATCATTAATATCTTTTTCTTTAATATTTTTTGGCCATATAAAAATAGAAAATCCTGAGTCAATAGTCCGTTCCATTTTCTTCACTATCTCTTTGTTTCTTGGTTCATTATCGTATATAAAAACAATATCCGAAAATGATTTGAAATATTTTTTATCTACATCACTACCTGCCATAGCAAGACAGTTATCAAGAAAAAGAGAATCAAAAGGGCCTTCTGTTACATATGTAGTTTTTGCTGGATCAATTCTATCCAATCCATATACTTTTGGGACATCTTTTACCTTAATGGTGATATATCGCATAGGATTTTTAGGGTCCATACTCCTTCCTTGTAAGGCAATCAGTTCACATTTCTCATTAAAGAATGGAATGACTATTCTTTTTTCATTTTTAGGAATATTATATCCTTTTGCCACCTTATCTACTACAAATTTGAAATCTGGTGTATGATACAATACATCTAGTTTTGGAAGTTTTCTTTTCTCACAATACATTCTAGATGGATGTGTTGGATGTAAATCGGATATTTTCTCTCCATATTCAAAAACACATTTCGTAGAAAATTTAGGCTTGAAGTCAAAATCATACTTAACATCTTTTTCTGTGTTTTGAAGATTTTGAGTAGGGCCAGATTTGTTTTGTCCTTCTTTCCACTTTTCCATTACATATTCTTCATATAAAGAATGATTTTGTTCTTTTATGAAATTAGCAAAAGACATACTTGCGCCACAATTATGACACATATATCTAAAACTATTCTTTTTTTCGTAAATAAACCCACGCATCTTGTAGGTTTTTTTCTGAGAATCGCCACAGATAGGACAACGGAAGTTGTACAGATTATTTTTCTTCTGTACGAAACCTTCTAATTGTGGGGATAATCTCTGAATGTATGCTCGATCAATATATATCATCACAACTCCACATGTAAGTAAAGTTCATATTATACTATTTTTTAGGGGTTGTCAATAATTATTCTATTGCCAGAGATAAAAATGTGCTGCGACAGATGATACAGCTGCAGCAAAAACTATCCAAAATGCCTTCAAAAATATAGCAGTTGTTCTTGCGTTTTCTCGCGCCATCCGATCTAATTCATCCATTTTTATAGAAAGTTTGTTTATTCTTTCATACATTTTTTCATGGTCGGTTCGTAAAGCAGTCATTTTTTCTTCGGCCCGAGCCATAGATATCATTGCATCTGCAAGTTGATCAATCTTGCTTTCTATTCTTTCTAATCTAGAATCATAATCGGTCATTAGTTTGCGCCTTATTATTTTTATTATTGTTCATAATATTTTTTATATTCTAAAATTATAATTTTCTGTTCACCCATATATCTTTTCATATCATTTACTACAATAGATAAATTCTTATAAGAATCTTCATCTAATGCAAACAGCGCAATACTCTTACCGCCGGATTTCAATTTATCAACAGTTTCCTGATAGTTATCAGGAGTAACCACAACAAATTCAAAATTTTGCCATGTCACTGGTTTTGGCATTTCAAGATCAAGAGGAACTTTGTTTACTAGAACTTCTTCAGTAACAATCTTTTCCTGTGTACTACTACATCCTGTGATACTCAAGCCAATAAATAATATAAGAGTCAATTGTATATATTTATTCATTTTTCTGTTTCCATAATATCTTCTAAATCACTTTTCAAAGTATTTTGTATATCATTATTTATTATTTTTTCTACAAGGCCAGGTTTGTTTTCTGCCAAGAACCCCAAATCGTGTTCTGAAAGTTTTCTCCTAAGTTCATCGACTTGTCCGTTCAAGACTTTACTTTCTGTAGAAATTCGATTATTGATTTCTTTTACTTCTTTAATATCTGCATTCAATCTTGCAATTTCTGAATCTTTTGACTCCATAGCACCACTCAAGATAACTTGGTTTGCCTCTAGAGTTTTTACCTGAGTTTGTAGTTTTTGTACATACCAATAGCCCCCGCCGGCTACTGTGAGAGCGACAACTACTACCGCTATTTTTGCTGTACTGAAAATACCAAACATTACAAATCTCTGTGTAAGATAATCATAGAACCGTTTTGTGAATCCTGCAACACAACTCTTTTAGTTGGGTTGTTCTTTATATATTTTCTTATATGTAAAGCATCTTCTCTGCGAATAAAATTATCCCAACGAGAATACTTTTTCTTACCTTTCATAAATTTATCAAAACTATCTGGATCGACTTTGAAAATTTGCATACCAGAAAATTTATATGGATTGTTTATAAAGTTTCCTAACTTCGAACCATCACCAACCGAATTAGCTATTCCTCCCGACCCCATCTCTTCGATAAGAATACCACTTTCATATAATTCTTCCTCTTGTTTATTGATATAATCTATAAGAAGATTTTCAAGAAGATTTAAATCTTCTTCTTTTAGATTTTCATTATTTTCTCTAAGAAGTGCCATAGCAGCTGCGTAAGATGCAATTCTAGATTTTCCGCCTGGAAACTTTGAAAGAATTCTTTTTAAATTGAAAATGATTTTATGAAAAATGGTGAAAGATTTTTTTTCTGCATCCGTTTTTAAATCACCAGATTTTTTAAGTTGTTTTCCAGATGCATCAACCACGCCGTTTTTATATGCTTCAGTTTCTTCCCACGGCGTAGTGAGAATTTTTATAAATTGATATGCTAGATATGCATTAAATACTGAGGCCATCTTAAATTTTTCCTAATGTTTCTAATATATATTTATCAAGAACAATTTCTTCTAAATTTATAGTTCTACCCTCAATTCCTTTTACTTCTTTTGGAAGTTTGTGTAAAAAGTGCAAAAAACTTGCTAAGATGTAGTGTTGATTTTTGTCAATTTTCAAAAATAAAATTCTACTACACGGAACATTTCCCAAAACATTAAACAAAATTACCAGATGATTTATTATCAATCTCTCTTTTAATAAACCTTTAGTGTGATATTTGTGAAAGAGTCTCTTGACATATTTGATACGTTTCATATCGTCAAGAAACTCTTCCATGCTATGACACTGAGGATTATCATAAGATTTCATCTGATAATTGAAAACATTGTTTTCATTCAAAATTTCAAAGTGATCCATTATTATTGTTCTTTATAATATTATATTACGTCTTTGATTTCAGCAACTAAATCCTTTTTAGTTTTTCTCTTGTCCAACTCAATTCCATGTTCTCTACCCAACTCTTCCAATTCGTCCTTTGTCATACTTGAAAGATCTACACCTTCATCTTTCGGTGCTGATGTTGGTTTTGGTTTTGGTTTTGGTGCTGGTTTTGCAGGCGCAAGTGCATCAATTTTGTCTTTCAAATTTGAGTGCTTTTTATACATCTCTCCAGTTTTTTCGTTGACCCAACCGCGATTAGTTGCAACTGCATTCTTCATCCAGTTTTTTGGCCTTGCCCAACTTGGTAAATCCATTTTTTTCTCCTTATTTAACGTAGCTAGCAATCTTTTTAGCGCGAGAGGAATTTCCATATTTCTCCATCGCCATTTTTTCAACTTCTTTTTGAACCTGTTTTTTATTATATTTAGGGTTCATTGCAAGAACAATTTCTTTCATTTCCTCTGCATCTTTTTTATCAGAACTTTCAATCAATTCTTTAATTTTTAGTTCTTCTTTGAGTTTTGGATCAAATGATTCATCTTTTCCATCAATTATTTTATTGACTTCGCTTGGAGACATGTTAAAATTCATCATTAGTTTGCTAACAGCAAGAGTAGAAACGAATGGCAAATCTAAATTAACAAGAGCAATCGTTTGTTCCTTGTCCAATTTGTCCAAAGCTTTGGAAAGTTTCATTCCTGACTGTGCAGAGATTTTCTTTCCTCTCAGGTCTTCAAATTCACTTTTTAATTTTTTGATTTGGGCTGGAGAAAGTTTTTCTTGTAAATCAATCTCTGTTTCAAATTCTTTTAGTTCAATCTCTTCCATCTTATTAGCAGCTCTATTAAGACCTTTTGCTCTGTTTTGGCCCTTTTTAAGATCAGCAAAAGTTAACTTTCCTTTAGCATTTTTATCTCTTAATTTATTAAGTTGAGCACCTGCTTTACCATGATAATTACGTAAAGTATCTTGAGAGACTTCATCGACCTCTTGATCTTCTTTCACAGGAAATCCAATATCTTGTTTTTTGCTTGTCTTTACAATCTTCAAAGTTTTCTTGTCTTTAATTTTCATTGGTGGAAGTTGAGAAGTGGAAATAATTGATTTTGCTCCCTTTTCATCAGAAGCCATACCTACGACTTTGTTACCATCAGCAGTATCAACAACTACGAAGGGCTGTTTCATTTCTTTAATCTCATTAATTTTACTATCAAAAAATCTTACCCCAAACATTTTCTCAGCAGTTTTCTTACCAAGAACATTCTTAACAATCATGAGGATTTTTTCTCTTGGTTCTGTGTCCAAATCATTCACAAATGAAATCAAAGCTTTCAATTGATTATCTTTCATCATTTTTGCTGCTTTCATGAAATCATCATAATCCATACCCTTTTTATCTTTTTTAGCATATGATTCGAGATCTCTTGCTACCATTTGAATTGATGCTTCATGTAAATGAAATTCTTCCATTTTTGGTTTTTCATGAGTATATCCCATCTTAGACATACGTTCATGATCTTCTGGTTTTTCGGCTTTATAACCTTTACCAGTTTTTGGGTCGTACATCATATGAGGTTCAAATTCCTTTTCCTCTTTATACATATTCAATTCATATTTCTTATTGTCCATATTGTATACTTGAATTTGAACTGCTTTTTTACCATCTTTATCAAGTAAACGATAAGAATTGGTTTTACCAGATGTTGGTTTGCGAGGCCCAGTGGCAACTTTATCATCAATTTCTTTTGGATCAATATCAATACCATATTTTTTCTTTGCAAATTCGTATGCATGTTTCATTGCAGATGAAAAATCTTTGTGATACAAATCATAACCAGTTGAAGATTTGCCCATTTTTTCTAGAAGTCTTTCTTCCATAGTAGGCTTTTTATATCCAAGTTTGACTAGTTTTTCTTTGAACTCTTTGCCGCGGCCATCAAAATTCTTCTCGTTTTCTAGGTCATCTTTTTTCTTCTCTGAATAGGAAAGCTTTTGCAATTTTTCTTTAAATGCTTTAGTTCTTCCATCTAAAGATTCATTTTTTGCACTTCCCATTTTTTGTGAACCCTTGGAAACCTTTTCATCGTCCTTGTTTTGCATAATACCAACAACGGCTTCTTTATTAACAGTCTTTGCAATTTTATCAGAAATTGTGACAGGATATTCTTTATCACCAAATTTAAATTTCTTTTTTCCTGCCGCCTTCGCAGCAGAAGCTGCGCCGATGAAATCTGCTACATCATCGTCTAAAATTTCTTCGGGAATATTTTTCCTATTAGTCATGAGAGTTCTCCAGTTTTTTTACTATTTATCTATCTTTCAGCCCAAAGGTCTGCATCCGACTTCCGTGCGCCACCGCCAGTGATAAATGAATTGACTCTAGCAAATGCCCACTGTTGTGGAGTAGTTCCTGGCCTATGTCCTGTTTTCCAAGCAGCCATACCTCTGTCATATACCTTTTTTAGAATACCATATGAAATACCCGACTTTTCTGCTTTCTTTTTAAGTCCCTCGATTTGTTCATCTAGTTCTTCTTTGATAGAATTTTTGGCAAATTTGATCGCTTTTTCTGGGCCCTTGGCCGTATTACCTGTTTCTTTTGAATCCCAGAACATATTCCACACTTTACTACGTGCTGCATCATTTTTAGCTTGTTTCATGTATTTGTTTAAAATATCAGCATCTGCCTTTGAAAGTTTGTAATCTAACTTATCATCATATCTTAGATTACCACCTACTTTGTAATTTGTGTCGCCCTTATATTTCCATCTTTCTTCATCAAGTTCAACTTGTTCTTTAATAGAATTTCTATAAAGAGTCTCTAAATCTTTACCCGACACTCCACTGAAAGATTTAGCGATAGTATATACATATGATTTTAAAGACTGTTTATCACCTTTTGATGCAATCAATTTTTTTAACGCATCAAGAGCAGCCATATTCATTCTTTCTTTATTGGTTGCAATTTTTTCATCAACAGTTTCATTTTTTTCTTTTGCTTTAAGATATGCGGCAACCGCCATTTGTCTTATTTTTTCATCGGACTTACCTTTGAATTGCGGAGCATCTGATTTTCTAAAATCATCGATGTAATCACCAGCATCAGCATCTTTGCCTAGTTTTTCATTTTTCTTACCATATTCCATAACTTTTTTACCCAATGGCGTCAAGTTACCTTTTTTGTCATACATTTTATCAATAAGTTTTTTTTCTGCTGATGTCAATTCTTTAAGATTTCCATCATCATCGTATTTTCCCGATTTTTTCTTTGCAATAGCAATGGCAGCTTGTTGAGCTGGATTTGCTGCTTCTTTTTTATTATCCTTAGACATAGAACCCTGTTTTACAACACCAGAATTCTTAATTTTGCTGACAAGCTTCAAACGGCGCATGTTAGATATTTCGTTAAGTTTTTCTTCAATATTCATATCTACCTCTTCGTATTTTAATTCTTTACTTGATGTAGAGAAGTTTTTCTTACGCATGATTGTTTTATGTACAACTTCAAACTCACCATTCTTATAGTTGATAACTACAGGCAGATTTAAGTTAGTTGACATGTCTTTGAGAACTGCTTCGATATCGGGGTTCGCCTTGATCTGAGAACCTTTTTTCTTCTGAATCTTTTTGAAAAACTTTTGAAGTTCTGCAACTTTGATCTCTGGATCGTTTCTATTGTCATTCATTCTATCAACAAAATGTCTTGTAAATGTAATATCAATATCATATTTTGCAAGCATTCTATCTGCAAATTTTTCCAAATCGTCTATTTGTTTTTGAGATACATCCTCTCCATACATTTTATGATATAGGTTGGTGTATTTTGAGGGTTTTGTTTTTGCATTCGCATCGCCAGGTGCTGGTTTGTAAGAACTGTCTGAATCGTCTGATTTTTTTCCATATTTTGCGAAATGTCTTGCGCGAGCTTGTTTTGTTGACTTTGACATTTCATCGCCGTCTGCATCTTTTGCGTAGTATTTTTTAGGTTGTGTACCTTCTCTATCTTCGATATCTTTGTCCTGAGCAACCTTTCTTTCCGCAAAAAATTCTTCATATATCTCGTTGTACAGGTTGTTATCAGTTGCATCGTCTACATATCCCATATAATCTGTTTGCATAAACTCTAGCAAATCATCTCCAACGGAATTAAGAAATTCGATCATTTCTTCGCTGAGGTTCATTGCTTTTCTTAGGTCTGCAAAGAGTTTCTTTCCATGCGTTCTTTCAAATTTACTTGGAAGTCCACTCTTGAATCCTTGAAGAATTTTTCCACCAATCTTTTCATCTTCGTATCTATTAGCAGCTGCAGCTGCTCTCATTTTAGATGCAGACATACCACTTACATCAGTAGCATTTTCATCTCTTTCTCCGGCAGAAACAATTTCAACTCCATTTTCAAACTCATAGAAACCATGACTACCAGAAACACCATTGTACTTATTCAATATTGTTTCAAATTCTGAAACTCTATCGCCACCTACAACCATAATACATCTTTCATATCCCATCTTATATAGCATAGGAACGATATTAAAAGCAGATTTTGCATCTTTATTGGACATGATATTCTTAGAATATTTTGGAAACATTTTCTTCATATAAGAAACTTTTGTTCTAAAATCTAGAGGGTCTTTTTTAGGATTTGTAGATTGACTTGGAAATACCATAAAATCCGCCTTTTCGCTTCTTGCGACGGCAGCAACTTTCTCTATTAGTTTTTCATGTCCAGTTGTTGGTGGATTAAATCTACCAAATGTAAAAACTACAGTATCTTTCATTCTTCTGCTCTTGTTATATTCGTTATACGATTTATTTGTTGAGTGATAATTGCTTCGCGGTTTGGCCAGTAAATATACTCTTTTTCTTTATTTTTCATCAAATTATTTAGTAGAGGTAAAATTAGATTTTCAACATCTTTCAACTTAGAATTTACAATTACTTTTTCGTTATTATAAAATTCCTTCACCGTTTCAACTTCGTCTAACATTTCACCAAGTTTATCAACTAAATTGTCCATTTTATATTCTAATAACTTGAGTCCTTCTCCAGTGCTTTCAAGTTTTTCTGACACTTCATTAGATGCCGGAGAAGGTGCAATACTTCTCAGCTCTTCTTCGTCAACGGCAGTAAATCCAAAATCTATGTCATCTGTCATTTTTAGTTCCTTCCTCTGGCACATACAAAAATTGGTCTTTGAGTTTTCTCCACTGTCTACCATTTGTAAAAACAGCACTCATCAACGGTTTTTCAAATTCATTCAGGGCATGCCACATTATTTTTTTATATTCTTGTAAATAATTGGTATTCATTACATCATCAAACTTTTTTATATTAGATAAATGAATATCAAGCAACTGATGAAACATTCTATCCCCCTTCGTAAATTTTGATTAATAAACTCCCATTGTTATCGCCTTTTATTACTCTATGATATCTGTGGTTATCTATCTTCAACCACATTCCTTTCAATAACTCAAAAGGAAATTCATCTTCAAATTGAAAAAACCATCCATCAGATTCCATAATACGAACTAGTCTATCATTTTTGTCTCTATGCCAAACCAATTCTTCACTATCTACATCCTCATTAAATTCTCTTAAAATACAGCTTTCTTCTTCCATCCATTCCATATAAGGTCTCATAGTATCACCAAAAATAGCTTCCGCCTCCACTCAATCCAAGTTGTTTTGCATATCTAGGCAATCTACATGCCCAGTAGCCAGGTTTTGTTTTGTCGTTTTTCTGATCGCAATTATGTCTTGCTGCAAAATTTCTAGCAGCTTCTTTGTTATTAATTTTTGCAGTCAATCCAGTTGTATCTCCAAACTCAACCTTTATAATATTTCCCTTTTCATTTTTCACATAAACATAGTATTTCTTGTTACCGCCTCTTTTGGGAGAATTTAATTCTACATCTTTTTCTTCCTCAACCAAAAAAGGACAATCGAGCGGGACATGTTCATTTTCAAACAATTCCCACTTTCCAATATCTGTTTCAAGAATTTCTATATCATATGAATCGAATTCTAGTTTTCCTTCTTCATACATTTTTCTTGCAATATTAAAAGTTTCAAAAAATGCATTCGATCCTAAACGAAATACATTATCTAATAATGGAATTTCACTAATAACATGATATTCTACCATCTCTTCAATATTTTGAAACTGTCTAAAACTTTTCATTTCATCAAACCCTGTATTGTTTTCAACGCCTTCTTAGCGTCTGGATGTTTTGGATTAATACTTACTTCATCTCCATTCATAAAATCTGATATGTTAGCAGATTTTCCTAACGCAGTTATTGCTTTATGTAATGGGTCTTTAGGGTCATATCTGGTTTCAAAACCAGGCTTGCCTCTTAATTCTACCCATTTGTTATCGCCTTTATTCCACATCTTTAAAACATCCATGTCTTTGCCACGGATTAACTTGAATTTAATTCCTTCGTCCAAAAATTGAGCAAAGCTTTGCATCATTCAAAATCCAGATCATCCATTATACTATAATCATACACGGAATCGATGTAATCTTTGGCTTTTGTAATTTTAGATACAATCCAAGGTTCGATTTCAAATTTCTCTATCTGAGGTCTTCCCATCTCTTCTTCCATTGCATCTATAAGTTCATCTAATTTGTTTTGCATGATTATCATGTCGCGCATCATCATTTCGGCAGTCTCGCCCACAAAATCTCTTTCTTCAGAAATATTTTCATTTTGTCTCCGCAAAACAGCCCTAACTTGTGGGTGGTCAGATAAACCTTTTTTGATTTTATCAATTGCTTTAACTGCGCCTGTCATATTACCATCTTTATAACGCTTATCAGATGCAACGCCTATAGCCATTTTGATTTCTTTGTCCGAAAACTTTTGTTCCTCTAAAGTTTCTTCTTTAATATTTCTTTTTGCCTTTTGTCCAGAAATCCATTTTTGAGCAGCTTTATTTTCAGGAGTTTTCTTTGCCCATGATGAAATTGCTCTATATGTTGCCATAACATCTCTTTCAAAATCTGCGCCATCAGAATTATCAACAATGAACATTTTTGATTTGAATGCTCTTTGGAACTTTCCAATGTTATCTTGAACTCCTTTCCACATCTTACCAACTTCGGCGGCACCAAGCGTCCTGCTTCTCGCGGCATCTCTAGCAACGGCCGTTTCTAAATTTGTGTTTACAAAAATCATTGCAGTTTCATAACCAAGTTTTTCTAACTGAGCTTTTTGTTTTGCAATCTTTTCATAATCTTTTCCCGTACCATCAATAACCAATCCCAATCTACCCTGTACATAGAGAGATTGTTGTTTGGATGTTACTTTTTTTGCTCGAACTCTGGCAGTCTGACCAGCATCAGACCAAATATCGTCTGGTGTCATTTCAAGTCCAGCCTTTGCAAGTGCCTTTTCAAACGCTGGGTCTGAATTTACAACTCTCATTCCAAGAGAAGTAAGTGCAGTTTTTCCCACAATAAAAGATTTTCCTGAACCGGGCCCGCCGGCAAGAAATACTGCTTTAAAAATAGAAGGATCGTTAACACCTTCTTCCAATCTAAGTCTTTCTATAATTCTTATTATGTCCATTTACTTGTCCCATGCCTTTGCTGCGGTAAAGTTGTTATAACTAAATTCCATTCTATCTACAAGTTTCACAGCATTAGTTCCAGTGTGGTCAATTGCAACATATCCCTCTGGATTTGTTACTTTATAACCATTATCAGTTCTAACAAAAATATCCGTCATTTGTTTAATACTATTTAGTTTATTTACGATTAGAGTTTTAGCTGCAATCATTTCTTCCATAAAGTCAACTATCGCATATACAACCGAATCTAACTTGATTAGTTTTTTGACCAATTCATCTCTTAATTCTTCTTTTATTTGACGTGATTTTTCTGTTTTCAATTTGGAAATTATCTTATTATCAAAATAATTTTTGACATACATTGAATAATCAAAGTTTTTCAAATTTTTTGTCGAAATATTCTTTCCTTCTCTGATGTATGCATTCAAGAAAGTTTTGAAACTTGCACCAGACAATCCTTTCACCAATGTTTTATTCTGAATTTCTAAAAATGAATTAAATTCATTTGCTTTGATTTTTTTGAATTTTCTACCGACAGATGAGAGTTGTCCATTAAGAGTTTTCAATTCAGATGCAGTAAACTTAGCAGTCCCAGAAACATCTTTAAATGTTGCATCATCCATCCAAACTGAAGATGTTTTCTTGAGCCCAGAAATATTAACTCCAAATGAAGCTGTCATTCCTTGCAAATCTTTTCCTTTATATGTTGTATGCCAAACAACACCAACCTTAGATGCAGAAATTTCTTTTCCAATAGAAGAGTCTTTTTGAACAGCATATACTAATGTATTTGGTTGAAATGTAATATAAGTTTTGCCATCCAAAGTTTTTTCTTCTCTTTCATCAGTATACATCAGGTCGCCCTGAATAACATCTTTGATTCCCAACTTGGAAAACTCTGAAAATGCAACTTTAAATTTTGACTTTAGGTTTGGCGACAAGTCGGAAGTTGTTTCAATTTCATCTATGCTTTTATACAACAATGGCACTGCATTAAATACAGACTTTTTTGCGACAAAAAACTTACCATCGGAAGGATCAGTACCAGCAAAAATTGCTGGAGCTCCGTCCCACTTTACGGTCATATTGATCTTAGAAGTAGCAGAACCAGATAACATATCTCTAAGGGCTCTTAAAAAGTTTACTGCGCCTCTTGCACCATTAATACCATTATTAATAATTTCATCTTCAAGATGTTCTAGGTGTAAATTTTTACCTTCTTTTGATTCGTTTAAATGTGTTCTAAAACTTTTCATTAGTATAACTTTCCAAATGGGCCGAACATTGGGCCTTTTTTCTGTGCCATAAAAAATAAATCCCTTATAAACTCTTTTCTTCTAGATAATGATAAATTTGCTATAATATATGCAAAACATACGATTTGAGATATAACAACATTATCTTTACTTCTTCCTTTTGACCAAGATTCTTCAAGTTGGTCTACAAATTTATCTAAATTTCCATCAATTGTAAAAAGTGTTTTATTTCTTTTTATAACCGATATTTTATTTTCAAAATCTTTCCTATCAAACTTCATATAATGAGTGTGTTCTGGCATCAAGTATCCATCTTTTTTTAATTCAAGTTTCAACATATCTTTTGGAACTTTTCCTAAAAACGCAGCAGCTCCAGTTCCAACAAACTCATATGTGATGTTTCCAATTTGAGCCTGATTGCTTTTTACTCCCATACGATAAGTTTTGTTTTGGTATTTTACTTCTAATTGACTAGTAACCGAAGTAAAAGACTTTGTTTTTTCATTATATGGAATATTTAAAAGAAACTTTGAATAGTCTACAGAACTTTCTTTAGTAGAAGATTTTAAATTTATTAAATCATAATTTAATTTTTTTCCATCATTCTTTTTCAAAGAAATACCAACAATGTCTGTATTATTATACGCAGAAACTAATATGGCATTACACTCTTGAATACTAACCGCTTCATTTAACATCGCTTCGTATTTTTTATAAGCAGACGACCTTAAAAGCCATATATCAGCAGGATTCCACGAATCTTTCTTTGCAATATCAAACTTACTATTTACTAATTTTGATATATAATCCATAAATCCACCATCACGATTATAAACATCAAATGTACTATTGGGTAGTTTGGTTTCTTTTTCGATTTGATTAAATTGCAATTCAAACGAATTATACCAAGACTTTTCATATGGAAGATTGGGATATATTTCTAAGAGTGTCGGAAGCAATTGGTCGAATTTCTTGTAATTTTTTGTTTTACTAGATAATAATTCTTCAAATATTTTAAGAGTAATTAATTCTTGTTGTTGAGTAGTAGGAGCATTACTACTTGGATTAGATCCATTTCCAAATTTAAGAGATATTCCTATATATTTTTTCTTATATGAATTTATATCGACCATATTCTTAAAATCATTAAGAATCTTTGCGTTTCCGAATCCTGCGCTACCTGTCTCTATTGTAATAAATTCATCAAAAGATTTTCCAAAGTTCGATTTCATTTCTTCGAATAATGAAACCAAAACTTTTTCTTTACTCATTACCACCCCAAGATCTTTTATATCTTGGGATGATTTTGGTCTATAATTATAAGCCATGAAATGGAATTACCCTTTATATATTGAGTTAATACCACTATTTATAATTTTACATGTAGTGTAGATATGTACCTACAATGTACTTATCATTGGATACAGCGGGCTGAGCTTGGTGTGGATGCGTCCAAAAAGGCGGAAACACTGCGAGTCTGCCCTGTACTGGTGAGATACTTGTATTGTAATCAGGAAATACGGTCTCTCCCCCTTCCTCTACAGTATTGAGATAAAAGAAGCACACAAGAAATCTTCTTGCAGAAGCATAATCACCAACATCCGCATGGTATTTGAAATCGTCCTCAGAACCAGCAAAATATTTTTTCATTCTCACTTCTTCATTATGACATTGTTGAGGAAAAAATGCGATATTATTGTGTTGTCTATAACTCTCAACATATTCGGAAACTTTCCCTAAAAGTTCCATTGATAGTTCTTCAAACTTCGGATTTGCAGAAAGAAGTGCTGGATCAAAAAAATTCAATTCAGTAAAACTTCTATATTCTGGATGTTCTGTTTTCTTATGATATTCAGAAGCCTTTTCAAACTCTTCAATAATTTCTTCACACTTTTCTGCTGACAAAACATTGTCCCATACAGAAATCCAAGCCATGTTACCATCTGGTGGTTTAACTCTAAAAGTTTCTTGGTCTACCTCAAAATTTACTACTTCTTTTTCGTCCGTCATAGTTTAATCTCCACTTTTCCTATCTTTTTGCTAGATTTATTAGAGAATGTTTCTCTATAAGTATTATCAGTTCTTTCCTGTATTAATTCATCCTGTGCGTCATCTTCAACATCATACAACCTCATTTTTGGTCTATCAATTCCAACAACAAATCTTTTATTTTCATTTGGATCATTATATCGATTCTTCAATTGTTTAATCAATATCTGTCCCATATCTTCAAGTTCTTCTGTTGATATTAGAGCAAACATCAAATCTGCTGTAGCAGGCAAACCAAAACTCTCAGATGTGTCAGTCAAATCAACATCACTGTTTGCATAACCACCTCTGGTCGTCTGTGTTGCAGTCACAATAGGCACATCATTTTCAACAGCAAGACCTCTTAGTTCTTCTGCAATTGATTTTATCAATGTATATGAGTTTGCACCAGCGCCAGGTTTAATTCTTGCAGATGCACATATATTTAGGTAATCAATATAGATAACTTTTGGTCTAAAATTCTTCTTCAAAGATAACTCATTCAACAAGTGTCTGAAATGATTTGCATTTGCGACAGCTGTTGGATACTCTTTGATAATCATTTTACCAGTTGTCTTTTTCTTGATTCGATCAATCTTTTTATCAAATGTACCTCTTGCCATTGCAGAAACATCTTGAATGCTGGTGTTTAAAAGATTTGCATCAATTCTTTCTGCAATCTTTTCTTCTGCCATTTCACATGTAATATACAAAACATCATATCCCATTAGAAGATGGTTTGCTGCACAATCACACATAAACAGAGATTTACCAACACCAGTTCCAGCAAGTGCAACATTCAATGTTTTCTTTGGAAGTCCACCCTTCGTGATACGATTTAACATATCAAGATGAAATGGAATTTTTTCTTCAACTCTCTGATAAAAGTCAAATCGTTCTTCCCAATCATCAATAAAATCATGACCAATATTACTATCAAATGAAACTGCAAGAGCCTCACTCAAAATCTTTGGCATGTTTCCTTTTTCTGGAGAATCTTCATTAATGATATTGATAGATTTCATCACCGCATTATATATAGCTCTATCTTGACACCACTTTTCAGTTGCATCCAATTGCCATTCACTATTTCTATGTTCATCTCTTTGATTATGGAGATAATTTATAAACTGAGAACATTCTGTGTAAATATTTTCAGAAACATTTATATCGTCTAAAGAAATCAATAAAGATTCTTTGGTAGGCAAATCATTATATTTTTCGATATGATTCTTAATCATATCAAAAATAATTTTATTGGATTCGGTTTGAAAATATTCTCGTTCTATAAACGGCAATGCCTTTCTTACATAAGCATCATCCGAAAACAAACAATTCATAACAACTTGTTCAGTTAGTTCCATCTAATTTTTTAGCCTCTCTAAACAACCTATCGGACTCATCTTTTAAATGTTGTGCCTGTCTTAATAAAGACTCTTTCTTTTTCTCTATATCATCTGAGCCTTTATGTAAAGACAAAGTTTTTGGTTCTTGATCTTCTGTTCCATAAACTTCTGTCCATTTGTCTTTTGGACATCTTAGATTAGCAATTTTAGCTTTGGCAGGCATAAAACATCCACAAGATTTACATACCTTTAATGTTTTTACAAACTCTTCACAAGAATTACAAATCTGCATTCTCTGTTGATATATAAAATCAGAAGCCCAAATTGCCATTAGTTACCTACTCTATATTTCTTTTTCAAAAATCCATCAAATTTAGAATCTTGTAATAAAGTTTCCCAAAATTCCATATTATGTGTTTCTTTTTCACGAAACTTTTTATCGTCTACTTCTCCAGTTTCTGGATCAACCATCTGATACCATCCACCTGATTTGGATATTACACCATAATCTACCGCCATGTCAAGAAGACCTGAAGTTTTATCTATACCATTTTCCCATGAAACTGAAATTGGAATTTTAGATTTTTCTTTTACAAATCTAGATTTCTCTACATTGATTACGAAATGATATCCTTGAATTTCTGTACCAACCTTGTCTTGTTGTCTACCAATAATCCAAATAGTATCAGCACTATAATACATTCCAGTGCCACCAGATACAACCTTAGTTGGATATAACCCCTGTGAGTCATATGTGTGGTTAATTGCAACCATTGGAATATCTTTCATTGTTAGATGTGGTGTTACCATTCTAAACAAAGATTTGAATTGTTTTGCTCTTGTCATATCAGCGGCAGACTTTTGATTCTCCGCATCTTCTACTTCTTTTTTCGATGCAAGGTTTCCTACAGAATCAACCATGATAAAAAGTTTATCTTCTGTTTCTATTTCTTTTAGCTGAGAAACCATATCAAATTTCAATTCTTCCAAATCAGTAACTGGAATGTGAACTACTCTTGTGGTATCAATTTCAAATACATCAAAATAGTTCTGTGGAGTTCCAAATTCACTGTCATAAAAAAGAGCAACCGCATCTGGATATTTGTCTAGATACGATTTCATCATAATCAAACCAAATGCCGTTTTAAAGTGTTTACTTGGACCTGCAATCATTGTCAAACCAGAAGTAAATCCTTTTTCCAGTGATCCAGAAAATGCAACATTCATTGCTGGAATATTTGTAGGAATATTATCCTTTTCATGTAAAAACGGCGATTCTGATAAAGTATTAACTCTTCCATCTTTGAAAGACGTATTCTTTCTTAACTTACTCATTAGTCCAGATGTCATATTATTCTCCTATTAAAAAAAGTCATCAATTGTAAATATTTTTTCAGTTTTCCAACCAATTGTGTCTGTGATAGTTTGAATAGGGTCAAGAAACGCCTTTTCAAATTGTTTGTTGTAGTCAATATATCGATGCAAGTCAAATTCTTCTGGTAAAGAATCTTGAATTGCAATTGTATTGTTTCCTATCGGATTTGGCTCTTTCAAATATACAAACTTAATCTTTTCGCCTTCCTTAATTAAAGGATAAGACATTCCAAGTTTGTGTTTTTGCACCAAATTATTATAATGAATCACACCTTTCACATGAATTGGTGTGCCTTTTGTATATAAATCTTTCGAATCAAAGTATTTCTTTAGGCCATTAACACTTCTTGGAAAAGAAATGTCTGGTACATCCATTGTTTTAAATTCTTCTCTAAATTTATCAATAAACTCAATCAACTCATCATTATCACCCTTCATTATAACTTTAAAGGATTCTCTTAGTTTATCTCTACACGCAGCCGGAGTTGAAGAACGAACAGCCTCAATACCCATAATTTTTAGTTCTGGGGTTTTATATCTGACTCCTTCGTTATCATGAACATTTAAGATATATCTCTTCTTCGCAGTCCACAAACCCTTTGATGCAATCACCTCTCTAGCCATTACCATCTTTTGGTCATATGCATTCATATATTCAGCAAGTTCTTTATAAGCCTTATCAATAAAAGGTTCCAATTTCTCCTGAGCAACTCTATCAAGAAATGATACCACTCGCTCGGTTTGTATACCACCATCACTCTCCGATATCGAATCTCCTTTTCCAAACACTCTTTGTACCAAGTCACCAAAAACAACATATATCGAATCTGTATCGCTTGCAATGACATATTCTTTCTGTTCTTCATTTCCTAATACCTTGTTCATGTATTCGTTTACTTTTTTCTCAATCCAACGAATACTTAGTTGACCAGATAAAGTAATCGACTCAGCCTGTCTAATATCAAAATATCTAAAATATTGATTTCCTAACGCACCATAAGCTGAATTGAGAAGAATTTTTGCTGCCATTTGTTTGTTGTTTAGTGCGGCGATTTTCTTATCTAATTCCACTGGATCGCCGTCGCCGTCAATCTTTCTCTGTTTACATTTTAACATTTCTTTCTTATATTGTACACGGTCATCATACATACCTTGCATCAATTTTGGAAGAAATCCTTTTTTTGAATTATCATAAAGAACGCCATTTGGTGTGAGAGAATATCCATATTGTTGACATGCTTCTGTGTCCGTTCCTTTCTCTAACAAAGTATTTACATTTGTATCAACACGATCTGTTTCAACTAATGTTTCTGGTGAGATATTATATTGCATGATAAGATGTGGATACAAACTATTCAAATCAAAAGACATGACCCAATCATGCATTCCAACAATTGGATCTTTTACATATGCACCGGCATAGGCCTCAGTCTTTTGACTTATTGTTTTTGGTGGAATTACTATCTTGTTTCGTCTTAGAAGATTAAACGCAATCGAGTCCCATGTTTTGATTGGAGAAAAAACTTCATCATAATTAACCTTTGCCTGATATGCAATAGTAATGAGAAGTTCCAACAATTTTAGTTTATCTTCAAGTCTATCGACAAGTTCAACATCAATGATGTTATAATCTATATATTTCTGATAGTCCATCTTATAAAATAGATGCATCGATGAAAATTCAGAGTGGTCAAGTTTTCTTTGGCCAAGTTCAACAAATGCAATATGGTCTAATCGATAAGATTCTCTGGTGACATATGTAAATTTTCTATACAAGTCAAGATAATCAATAATGTTTAATCCAAGTAGCTGAACATGTTCTGTAAGTTGTCCTCTAATATTTTTTTGAACTTTGTTTACAGAACGCCAAGGTGACAGACGTTTCATCTGTTCTTCGCCCAAGATTTTAGTAATTCTATTTACAAGATATAATATATCGAAAGAGTTTACATTCCATCCAGTTACAATATCAATATCAGCAGACTCCCACAAATTCAGAAATGAACGTAGAAGTTCCATTTCACTTGTACATTTGTAATATTTGATATTCAGATGTTCGACTTCTGGAGTTTTATGTTCCCAATCTCCAAGACCAAGAACTGTATAAAGTCCATTATATTTTAAAGTAATAGCATTCACTCGTTCAGCCGCAGCTGCTGGTTCTGGAAATCCCTGTTCACATTCAACCTCAATATCAAGTGTTGCGATATTGATTTTATCAATATCAAATTCCATATCATTATAAGTATCAGATATAAATGGATAGATAAAAGGCGTCATTCCGTAAATAGGAGACAGTCCTTCGACTTCTCGCATCTTACTTCTTGCTTCGTTAATGGCCGAAAATGTTACTTTTTTTAGATTTTTTCCATCAAGAGATTTATATTTTGATGTTCTGTCTTTTGTTTCAAAAAATAAAGATGGTTTATAATCTAACCTTAATTTTTTTCGTTCACCATTGTTATATTCTCTAACAAGAATTTTGTTTCCAATATTTTGTACATTAGTATAAAAACGCATAATACCTCATAATATATACTATAAAATTCAAATTGTCAAGGTTTTTATATTTTTACAAAACCATGATTGCCGCGGGGCGGAGATGTAGTAAGTGTTGGTTTGCTTGGGGGAAGAACTAAACCACTACCAAATACTTTATTATATTCCGTAGTTAGTTCATTTACAGGATCAACAATAAATCCAATATATGCTTTTTCTAATTCTATTCCATCAGACGATTTTGTATAAGGCATGAAGGGAGACAGACCAACTCTTGCTGTTGCTGTTGTTGTATCTGCATATGAAGTGACAATTTGACAAGCATTTTTTAAGAAATACTTACCTTCGCCTTTATCTTCAATATCTCCCATCAATTCTTCGCCAGATAGAAGTCTGACTACCTTAATTGCCATCTGTTGATGGTGCTTCTTCTGTAGAAACTGGTACTGGTTGTGATTGTGGAACATTTGCAAAATAAGCAATAATAGTTTTTAGTTTAGTTTCCGCTTCATTCAACTGCGTAACTAAATCATCCATAGATCCAATAGTATCTCCATGATCCCCTACACCAGCACCATTTTCGAAATATACTTGAAGATTTGCAATTGCTGCATCTCTTTCAAATTCATATTTACGAATTAATGCTCGTAATTTTAAACTGCTTGTATAATCTAATTTCATTATATCACTCCTATGTTATCCTTGATATTTTTGAACTTCTTCGGCTTTTGCACCACGCTCAACCCATTTTTTCTCATTTTTAATATGGTTTCTCAGAGATTGCTGCAACTTTCTAGAATACTCCGTATCTCCTAACCATTTAATTACTCTGCGTTCAAACCATTTCCATTCCATGTTCAAAACTTTCTGAACAATATGAGGACTTGCCTCTACAATTTGTCTATTGTTTAAAAGTTCTTGCATCAGTTTATCGTGCGGAAGGCCTGGATTGAATCTAATATCTTTACCATTTGAACTAGTCCGATATAGAATTGGCTCTTCGATAGGTTCTTCATTCACCTGATTTTCATTATCTGACATAATTTATGTTCCCTTTACAATCCATTCCTTTTCATCTTGAATTTCCATTCGGCGTGTTTTGCAAAGTTTTACAAGTTCATTCAAATGTTTTCTTGCCCGAACTCCGGCAGATTTATTTCCATTTTTAAACTTCTCGTTTTCTATTTTATATTGTTCCAATTCAATAGTTAGCTGATCATGAGTTTCCATTTTTCTATCCTTGGTTAGTTGGGGAGCAAAATGCTCCCCGATAATTTATTATTCAACTAAAAGAGTTTTCTTTCCCTTTTTGCCAATTGATCGATTAATCTCAATCTTTCTAGGCTGTTTTTCTTCTGGAATTACATGTTCCAATTCGATTACAAGCATTCCATTAGAAAGTTTCGCATCATTCACAACAATGTCTGGATTGAGAGTGAATGTTCTAGCAAAATTTCTAGACGAAATTCCCTTATGCAAGTAGTTAGATTCTTCGCGTTCTGTTACTGTACCTGTTACTGTAAGAGTATCTTCTTTAACTTCAACATCAAGTTCATCTTCAGAAAATCCCGATACAGCAATTTCAATACGATAATCAGAATCGTTTACTTTTACTACATTGTATGGGGGATAGTTTTGCGTTGTTGTTTGAGACAAATTCTCAAGTTCATTAAACAATCTATCGAACCCGACACTATAACGCATAAAAGGGTCTAAAGTTTTAAATTTCGTAACCATGTTTTTTCCTCCTATTAAGCAAGGTTTTGAAATTGGCCTCTAATGAGCACCAAGTGGATTTTACCGCAAAGCGTGAAGGAATCCACGATCCTATACTATATATAATCAAAAAACAATTTTTCTCAAATCAGGGTCAAAAAAATTTGGGCCCTTGAGTACTTTTCCATCTTCTCTGTAAATTGGCTTTCCATCTTCGCCTAATTTAGACATGTTAGAACGATGTACTTCTTCAAAACATCTATCTAAATCAATTCCATATGCATGTCCAGCTCCATAAACGACATATAATAAGTCAGTTAGTGCATCTGCAACATCAACCAATTCTTCATCCTCAAGCGAGGCTTGTTTCAGTTCATTTAGTTCTTCTTCTATCAACTCATTTCTAAGTGCGATAGTATTTGCATCTGGAAAACGAGCATCAGTTAACACTTCTTGCCCGTATGTTTCCATAAATTCTTTCACTTTTTCGAAGTTAGTCATTATTTCTTTCTTCCAATATTATATTTAGGTACTAATTCCCAATCATCTTTTTCTTTATGAGAGAGAATTTTTATCTGTGAAATTGGTGCATCAACATGTTCATCTTCTTTGATAATATTAATCAATCCCCATTCTTTTAAAAGGTTAACGATTGTATTTCTTCTTGCTCTATCATTTTCTGAAAAATCAGATGATTTTCCATCAAGCTTAAATAGCTCTTTGAAATGAACAATGTAGTATTTACCCTGTTTGTGAAGAATGTGACAAGATTGATAAAGTTTTTTATCTTTTTTAGATGCAACACCAATTCTAGTGAGTGTTTCTCTTATTTTTAAGAAGTCCTCTTGATCGCTAAGAGTGACTTCTACTAGTGATTCTAAAATCGACATAATTATCCGCCTTTATTCAGTTTGCTCTTAATTTCATCAATCTGTTCGCTTGAGAGGATATTAAGAGCTTCCTCTGTTTTTTTATTATTATATCCATAATATTCTTTTACATGATTAAAATCATTATGAATAGACTTTTTATGCCAAGGCGAAAATCTTTTCCTTGGACGTATACTATTTAGTAAATAATCAAATTGCATTTTTTTGTCCATATGAGGACGCATATTCATTTCATTTGCATACATAATAGTATCGTGATAATTAGAAAAGTTTCTATTTACCAAAAATGATTGATACTTCTTTTCCCATTCTTCGTCCAAAGAATCCATCAATCTCTTTTTAGTATGAGAAATTGCTGGCACATAATCTTTAAATAAATCGTAACTCATTATCCACTCACATATATATCTTTTTGAGGCCGATACCATGTTTTTTGTTCATGAATTCTTCCTAATAAATCTTGAATTTCATGCATCTCTTCTCTAAGTTTATCGCTTGTTTCTCCCTGAGCGATAGCAAGGCCTCTTCGGCCTGCTTTTGCCCTGAGAGCTTGTTCAATAATTTCAATGTCTCTCACATTTAAATAGAATGATGTATTTGGTTTTATCATTTCCAATCACACTCCATCATCAACTCTGTCAAACACGCCACAAGATTTATTTCTTGATCGGCAACAAATGCAGACTTGTATGAATAGTCTGCAATAGTCACAACTGCTTGAGGAATTGAAGATGGTTCTGCGTGTTCATACAGTCCATCATAGATTTTTCTATATAAAGTATTTGGATCATTATCCAAGTTCTGAGTTGTCCATCCTCTAATCTCTGTGAAATTCTTATCCTTCATCGCCGATGTGAGTTTGTTTATATTTACCTCTCCCACATCAGTTAGAAGGCCTTCATCTATTTCACCACCAACAGAATATCTCTGGAGTTCATTTAAGACTCTTCTCCAATCTGGAAAATGTTTCATTACAAGTTCCACAACCACCTTTTCTTTATAAGAAATATTTTCTTTATCAAGAATAGTTTTTACTCTATTGAAAAAAGTTCCTGCCAATTTTGGTTTGTCGGATTTTTTGATTTTAAATTCTACAAGAGAACATCTACTATGCAGTGGTTCAATGATACGATTCTTGAAATTGCATGTAAGAATAAATCTACAATTACCAGAAAACTCTTCAATGAATCCACGCAGAGCGGGCTGAGTTGATTGTGGATTTAGATAATCCGCTTCGTCTAAAATGATAACCTTTCCAAATTCTTTACTATTTCCAGTATCAAAACTTACAGTTGATGCATAGTTTCGAATCTTATTTCTTAGAACATCAATACCACTATCTTCGGAACCGTTGATTAAGATATAGTCCATTTTCATCTCATTGCACAAGGCACGAGCCAGAGTTGTTTTACCAACACCTGGCCCGCCAGACAATAGGAGATTGGGTAAACTTCCTGTATCAACAAACTCTTTGAATGTTGATTTTAGTTCATCAGTTAGAATACAATTATCGATATCGGATGGACGATATTTTTCTACCCATAAAAAATTGTCCATACTTACTCCCCATAAGTCGAATCTTGTTCAAGTGTAATCCAATATTGAATTGGCAATTTCTGGTGTCGGAAAGTTGAGATTTTATTTTTAGAAATCCCTACATCATAATCACCTTCGATTAGCTTTAGGTTTTCTGAACGGAAGTACATATTAAATGTTGCATTTGATTCACCAACTGGTTCTTCAGCAACATTGGATGTATCATCTTTTTTATCCAATGCACAAAAATAAACAACTCCATCGTCTTTTGTTGACAATGAATAATCAGGAAGTCCAGAAATGGATGCCACTTGATTGATAGTATGTAGTGTAGAATTTGGAAGCTTTACATTAATATCCCAATCCGGCGAAGGTTTCGATCCTTCTGGATTGTTGTCGCTTCCTTCTAATTCAAAGGTATTCTCAACATAGACAATAATAGATGGTTCGGCAGCCATAAATTTATATGTCTTTGCTCCATTGCTCATCATGACAAACTTATCATGAAAATCTAGTTCTGGATAAATCTTCAAAAGATTTAGAAATTTTCCCAAATCATAAATGCAAAAATCTACTGGAAATTCTTCACTTACATCAGTTGCTGATAAAATGTTTCTCATAACAGAAATAGTGGATAATCGACTTCCTTTTTTCAAGTAAATTGACTGATTAATAGTCGAATAATTCTTCAATATATTTTGCGTTTGCTCACTCAATTTCATTTTCAATTTCTCCATATTTAGAATTCAAGTAATTAGAAATAGTTTGTTTTTGTTTTGATGCCATTTTTTTGACATATTCTTTTCTGCCCTTGCTGAGTTTTTTATAGTCTCGATCCAAGTTATCAGAATGTTTCAGATTGATGCTCATCATTTTCTCCATAAGTCATATCATGATTATATAAAGCCAGTATACCATAATGAATGATTTTAAGCAAGTCTTTTCTCCAATCTTCTGTGGAACCTTTTTTACCATATCGATTAGAGTATTTGTCTATATTGCCCATACAAAAACCTTCACCATGTCCTCTGCCCATGATTACTTCAGTTGATTGGTATGTGTTTTTAGAATAATGACCTTCGTAGGTCTTATCAATGTATGCTCGAACTTCTTCGAGCAATACATCTTCATTGAATTTATAGTCTATCAAAAGGGTACTTCCTCTTCATATGTTTCTTCAGTTTCAGTTTCATTGATTTCTTCTCCGCCATAAATTTTGGAAAATAGATCTACAAATGATGCTTTCGTATCATCATCAAAACGATTTGTACAAAGTTCAACAGCCTTCAAAACATTTCCAAAGATAGAGAATGTTTCTACAATGTGAACCAAACGCCGAGTCGAAATGATTTCATCAATCCCACCCTCTTCAAAGGTTTTACGAATGGCAGATGCCCAAACCGTAAGATTTTCAATCACCGACACATCTTCATCAGTAACAGAACCTTTGCAAGATTGCAGATGGTTGCTGAGAATTTTTTTCTCAACTGATTGATTGGGATATTCTTGTTCAAATGTAATTTTGAAACGCTCAAGAAACGCCTCGTTCATTACATTAGTACCAATGAAACGTCCATCATCAGAACCTTTACCTTTTGTGTTTGCTGTAGCAATCACAGTAAAGCCGGGAGCTGGTTTTACAAACCGATTATCTTTTTTGAGGTAAACACCTTTACCATCAATAATGGATTGCAAACACATAATTTTATTTGATGCAAGGTCAACTTCATCAAGAATAAGAACTGCGCCACGTTCCATTGCGTCAATTACAGGGCCCTGAGAAAACAGAACATTACCATCAACAAGAGTTTTGTCGCCAAGAAGGTCAGATTCATCAGTTTCGATTGTAATAGGAACCGTGATACATTCACGATTTAGTTGGGCACAAAGTTGTTGTGTTCCATAAGTTTTACCGTTACCAGACAAACCAGTAATGAAAACAGGATAAAACATTTTTGATTGAAGGATAGTTTTCAAATCATTGTAAAATCCAAATTTCACAAAGTTAGGATCTTTCTCTGGAACGAGAGAATCGATATGACGTTCAGGCAAAACTACTGTAGTAGGAACAGCAGTCACTGTTTGTGCAACTGGTTTCATCTGGACTACATTACCAGTGAGTTTCATTGCATATTTTGAAATATCATATTTACCATGTCCGGCTCGAAATTCTGGTTTCCACATCCATTGTGGACTTGCTTCACCAAAAGCGGAAGCCGCCGACTTGATTTCTTGTTTGGAAACAACAGAACCACTTTCTGCCATGAGTTTCGTAAGAAACTCAATTTTTTTCGTTTTATTCCACATTATATATTCTCCACTTGGAAGGTTTCACGAATCATCAATTACATTATTATGGTATCAAATGATAGCCCTTTTGTCAAGGGCTTTTCATTTTTTACTTCACGATATCGACAAATTTATTTAACATTTGCCGACTGGTTTTCTTTGAACCTTGGAATTTTGAAAACTGTTTGGCAATTTTTGCTTTTGTCATATTTTCATCAACTTCAAGTTCACTATCTTCATTTTGAGTACGCATATCAAGAATATAGTATTCATCATACCCACAATCTTTTGCTGCATAAAACCCATTTTTGCGACACTCTGAACGAACTTTTGAAAGTTCGTTATTATACATATGGTATCCATCACGATCCCGAAATACATATGCCCGAATTGCGTTATTTAGATCATAAGTACGGTCTATAATGTAAAATCCAATCGATTTTGCACCATGAACTTCTTTCATTGTTTCGACAAGAAACTCAGTAGGATTTTTTGCATTTTTATTTTTAGAACGATAACCTTGTTGATGAACGAAAGTCTTTTTTGAACGCTCATGATAAACCACAGAAGTTTTGGGATGATGCCGCCAGGTTGCTGCAACTGAACGATGCCAACCAGAATTTTCATCAACTATCTCAATTGTATCGCCGGCAGCACCATCACTCAAAACAACAAAGTTCATTTTTTCTACAGAATGTTTCCGTTTGAATTCATGAACAACTTTGTCAAGAATCATCAAACTTTGATTTAGAGGAGTTCCACCAAGCTGAAGATCGACATTATGAGGCAATTTGTTAGAACGCATCAATCCATAACAATTGTTCAATCCCCAAGCCAAAAACAGATAGTTGTTACATGCCCTGATAAATTCTGATTTTTTCATTGAACTGCTGAGAACATGATGAAGTTTAACATTATTATAGATAAATGTCCGATTGTTATAAACACCGTTCTTTTTATCGGCAAACAACTTTTTACCATCATCATAATCTCGGTTTTGATCAGAGAAATTGTAAACATCAAAAGGAATTCCAACACGTTTACAAAATGTGGCAAGGACAACAGTTTGAACAACGGTCTTATATAACATAGAGTGCATAGAACCCGACCAATCGACCATCATTACCATGCCATGATTTTTGCCTTCTGGAGTAATCGATTTACGTTTGAAGATATCATCATTTAGTTTGTAACTCCAAATTTTGCTGGTATTCAGATTTCCAGATTTTGTTTCATAACTCGCTGCATATTCTTGTGCAGATTTTTTCATTTCAAATTCTTTTACAAGATAGTTTATAGTAGCGTTGTTATCACTCAATACTTTTTTGTAAAGAGAAATCTTGTCTACATTATTTTTTGCAAAACTAGTCCAATCTGAGTTATTGTAAAAATAAGTTTTGGCCGCATCGATTGCATCATGAATCATATCATGACTTATCACATGATCTTTCAGATTTAAATCAGATAATGTGTAATATTCAATATTATCTGCCATACGATCAATCATTTGTGACATATTTTCTGACATTGAATTGTCAGTTTTAGAGGAAAATTCATCAGGGTCAGAGAAACCACTTCCACCACCCAATGATGCAACATCATTTGCATTTTGTTCTTCTTCAGCTGATGTATAAGATTTTCCATTTTCTCCATCAGATTCGTCATCAGAAGAATTAGAAGAACTACCAGATTCTTGTGAATTTTGTTCATCTTCACCTGTATCATCAGAAGAACCGCCATCACCAGAACCATCCGTTTGATTTTCTTCTTCATTTTCAGTTTCAGTTTGAGAAGATGAAGAAGAGTGTGAATTGTCATCTTTTAGTTCTGACATTTCTGAATTTTGAGATTGTTCACCAGAACCTTCACCACCACTTTGTTGGGAATTCTGTTCTTGACGATTTTGAACTTTATCTTTGATGAAGTTGTAAATCTCTTCTGCAACAGCTGCAACTTCTTCGAAAGTTTCTGTTTTTCCAACTTTCTTCACAAGAGGTTTTTCTTCTTCTGAAAATATCATGTTAAACTCAAAATCATTCATTGAAGATTTGTAAAACAGATTGATACGGTCAATGAAAGAAAAGGTAGAAATTTCTTTATTATTTGTCCCAAAGAAATCTCGCTCATTTAACTCTTGATATCCTTTGTAGAAAGGAGCCCGCAAGCCAGGGAATTTTATTTTCATCATTTTCTCAATACGAGCATCTTCGACTACGTTTACAAAGTCTTTGTTGGAACGGTCGATTGCTTCTTGGAGAACTTCTGTATCCGCTGGAGTATATAAAGCATGTCCAACTTCATGACCCATAAACAAGTCATAAAGGTTATCGGACATATCTTTCCAAATTGGTACAACTAATAGACGTTTTTCAACGTCAAAAAACGCGGTTTCAACTTTACGATGTTGAACCGTAAGGTCTTCTTCTGCCATCAGTTTGGCTAGGAGACTTTTGGAGTTCTTTGTAAATAGAACATTTGACATCACATATTTCCTTCATAGGAATCATCACTTATATTTACATGCTACAGGAACGAATCAGTTTTGTCAAGGGCCTTTTTATTTTTTTATGGCAATTGCTCCAACAAACATATGATTTCTCCAGAAAGGTTGGACATCTTCAAAACCTGCGTCCCACATCATTTCATTTATTTCTTGCCAAGTGTTTGGTTTCAACATGTTTCTAAGAGTTCTTTCTTTATTCATAATATCTTCTGTATCAAAAGATTTTCTTTTGAAATCATAATAATTAAATGTGAGCATGTCTTGAAAATTTGCATTTTGACAAATAGTTTTTTCTGCAAAAATAAAACCGCCACCTTCATTCAATCCATCATGAATTCTTTGAATAGTAAATCGCCGATCAATTTTTGACATAAACTGCAAAGTAAATATTGAAGTAATTAAAGAGGCATTTTCAAATTCAGTGTCTCTTACATCTTCATGTCTAAAATCAACACGGACCCAAGGGTGTATTGATCTGATATGCTCCTGTCTTTTTATCATATCATCATAAAATCCATTTGCAACTTCAATACCAATATAATTTGCATCATAACAAAAATCCTGATTTGCCTCCAACATTCGTTGAGTCAGTTTACCAGTTGAACATCCAATATCATAAACATTAGTACCATCTTCCACAAAGTATCTTGATAGAGAAATTACATCATCCAACAAATCTCCATAACCTCTAATACTTTTATCAATATGTTCATCAAAACCTTCTTCGCGGTGTGCAAATGTGAAATCAGCCATTATATTTCTCCAAAACATTTTTATATACAGATTCTGCAATTCTTTTCATCATCAGTGGCGGAACCATCCTTCCAATTCTTTCTGCTTTTTGATTCCATTTTCCAGTAAGTTTAAAGTCATCTGGAAGTGACATAATGCGCTTCAGCTCGCCGAGGGTCAACTTTCTAGGTTCTGCCCAGTGGAATGCACCAGCAGTAGTATCAGCACTCCCCATAGCGGTTAAGGTCGGTGCTGGAGCATACTGTGATACTCTTTTCAAGTTAAAGTGGTGTCCTTTCGGGTGATAATCGCCTCCTGTTAGAACTTTATCTGGATCAACGGGCATTATACTACCAGTTTGTTTCCAATATGCAGTATTAGAAAACTTTTCAGTAAGATAAGAAATTTCTTCATCATCATATTCTAAACCAATCAAAGCATCTTTCAGAGGAATTGTTTTCAAATCTGGAGTTGGAAAAACATTTTGAATTGTCATAAAGTTCAAGCCAACTTGATCGGCAATGTCCTGTCTTACTCCAATAAAAATACATCTGGTTCGAGTCTGCGAAACTCCAAAATATCTACTATCCAAAACTTGATACGAAATATTATATCCAATTTCCTCGAATCTATTGAGTATTTGATTAAGATAGTTTTTTGCTTCTCCAACAGTCAATCCCTTAACATTTTCTGCAATGATTACTTTTGGTTTTATTTCATCAGCAATTCTCAGAAAATCAAAAAACAAATCTTCAATATTTTCAACTATCTTTCCATCAGAATACTTTTTAGTTTGACCCCATCCATCAGAATGTTTACCACTTTCTTTGCGTGTCATAACATTACCATCAAAATCTAAGTATTCAGTTTCAATACTATTATGAGATAGTTTGCCTGCCACAGAAAACGCAGAACATGGCGGAGAACCATCCAGAATATCTATCTCCCCAACTTTTACTCCAGCTGCATCCAAGAAATGTTGCCCAGTCAATTCTTTAATATCGCCAGGCAGAATAGGTGTCTCTGGATAGTTTTCTTTATAGGTATTACATGCCTCTTCTACAAACTCATTTACTGCAAGAACCTTACCACCAGCAAGACGATAGCCAGTGGAAGATCCACCACCACCGGCAAAAGTTGAAATCACTTTAAATTTGTTCTGTTCAGATGCATCATAAACATCTTGTAAATTATATGGTGTATAACTCATATATTATACCTTCTCAAACTATTCGGATTTTTATACCAATCTTTACAAACATCCATTATTCTTTTTCTATTATTGAAATTAATTGTCGAGTCTTTCAAAAAAGTTTCAAACAATTTATCTATACCAGAACCGAGGTGTAAATTTATATGTGGCTTTATATTACCATACTTTTTTAGTATTGTAAAGTCTTTTCTTATAATTTCTTTTTGTCTGGGTGTATTTAACTCTGTCCAACTCTTATTCATCAATTCTTTTCTAATATCTTTACTATCTTTATATGGTGCTATGTGTATCTTATCATGTTTTTCCGCAAGGGTTGTGTGTTCTTTGTAACCAGCACAGTCTCCATCAAGATATTCAAGTCTGAATTCGTTCCAGTTCAATCTTTTTTGATTGTGTTCTTTACAATATTTAACATAGTTTTTTTTATTTCTATAACTAGAATATCGCATCATAGCTTTTTTACTTGGTCCAAAGTATCCATCCGCCCCCCAACCAGTAAGAACATACTTTTCTTTTATTTTTGGATAAACATATAGGAAAGGAAATACACACTCAAAATGAGTTTTCTTTCTACAACCCAAATCAACTAATCTAAACCAATCTTCATTAAGATTTGTAGTAGGAACAACTACTGGAGTAAAATTCCAACCTCTTTGTGATGCAATATTAGCAGCCATTGCAAAGTCATATGAAGGAACACCTTCAAGATAAAAACTATATGCGTTTACTTTCTTCCCAACTAGTTCAGCAGAAATACCAACAGATATAGAATCAAGACCACCACTTAATAGTAAACTAACTTCTTCATCTAACACATTATCTTTAATATGTTTTTCAAGATACTTTTTTATCATTTTTAATTTCGTTAGGTTCTGAATATGGTAAATCTTCAAAAATAAGAATAGGTCTAATATCTTCAGCAAACTTTGAAAACAAAATTTGTAAATCATGTTCAATATTAGTTTTTCTTGTTGGTTTTAAAACCACATTACCTTCTTCATCTTTTTTAGTTTTTATCTTATTCCAATCTAAAAACGCTGTGTCTGATTCATTTAACCAGAATATTTTCCAATAATCTTTTTTAAATGCTTCCTCATTCTTTACAATATTCATTAGTGCGTCAAAACCTACCCATCTATTTGACCACCAAGCTGTGGATAAAATAAAAACAAAAGTATTCTCGTCTGTATGTCTTTCAATCATCTGAGACTTTTCTTTTTCAGTCCAGCTTTTTTTAATATGATTGGGTGGTATTGCATTTTTTGCTTTACTATCATTTAGTGTATTTCGTAAAGTTTTTCTAATAGTTGCTTCCCATTCAGTTTTAGTAAATCCCCAACGCATGAATTTATCTTTTACACTTTGGTCTTTATGGTCTTCAATATTATTATTTCTAATAAAAGAAACGGCATTTGATATAGCCTCTGATAAACTTACAGAATCATTTACCTTATCATCTCTTTTGTTATCTGTATGTCCTAAATCTTTAATTTCAGTTTCGTCTAAATTAATCCAATCTTTTTTCGGTATAAAGACAGCATCTAATTCACCAACAAAATCTGTTTTCATACAAGCTTTTAGTGTGTGAAAACTACCTATCCTAAGATGTTTATCTTTACCATAGAAATCTTTAAGAATTAAAACGTAATGAAAATTTCCATCCAACCATCTACCTTTTGTATCTAGTATATGATTAAGAATAGATTGCACCTTATTAGGTATTTCCATTACTTCTCTTACTTGGTGTGGTTGTATAGCATAGAGTTTATGTTTATCTACTTTTTGAATTGGATATACATTTTTTTCTAAGTTATAAACAATATTATCTAATGCAGTAATTGATTTTTGACCTTTAGTTAATGCACCACCACCATTGCTCTCATTGAAGAACTTTTCATTAGACTTTGCATCGATAGCCTTCAGTATTTTACCCTCCCTCACATTCATATCTCTTGGAGTTCCAACATTAAAACATAAAGTTAAACTAGGATACTTTCGCATATCTGACCAGAACTTTTTTGAATGTTTAACTGGCGAACCATAGTATGTACCATTAAACTCACCTTTATGCCACCCAAAATATCTATCCATTGTCTCTCCAGAATTTATGAAAGTGCAATATAGGTGAGCACCATAAATGTCTGGTAATTCAATAAGTGATATGTGGTCAGAGTCCACCCTAAGTTTTTGTAAATCTTGAAAACTACTATTTGTGATAATATTAATTATTTCATCTTCATTCATGTGAAAAAATCCTCTAATGTAGTTTGAGTGACGTATTATCTCAGTATATACCATTACTGCATGGTTCGTCAATAGTTTTTTTTCAATTTTTTTCAATTTGGCTAAAGTTTTTTACTTTTTCAAATTTAATCACACTGTGAAACTTATCATATAGAATATCTCCTTTATGTGAAATCACAAAGACATTGTTGCCGCCTAATGTGTTCAACAACTTCAAAAACTCGTCTGTACCAGTCGCATCCAAAGAACTATCAAACACCTCATCAAGAATCAGAAGATTTGTGTTGACACTGTTCTTCATTCGAGCAATCTCTCTCCAAGTAAACAAGAGAGCAAGGTCAATTCTCATCTTCTCTCCTTCACTAAAAGAACTATATGTAAATCCTTCTCTGCCTCTGGATTTAATATTCTCATTAAACTTTTCATCCATTGTGAAGTTAATATAGAAATCCATTTCTTGTAGATACTTATTTACTAACTTGTTCATTATTGGCAAATAGTATTTTATAATAGAAGTTTTTACACCAGTGTCCTTCAAAAACTGTGATGCAACCACATGATAGTTTTTTGTTTCGGAAAGAGTTTTGCGTTCATTGTCCAACTCTTTGGAAATCTTTTTAAACTCTTTTAATTCCTTTTCTAATTTAGAAACGCTTGTATTATTATTTTCCGCATCTTCTATTTCAGCCTCAAGTTCATCAATATTTTTTTGTAGATATTGATGTTTATCATTATTAGAACTAACTACATTATTAAGATTTGTGATAGATGTTTTGGTTTCTTCAATATAATGTAATTCAGAATCAATCTCAATCAATTCATCAGACAAAGATTGAACAGCTGTCAAAACTTCTTCCTTTTTCTTATCCTTCTCTTCCACAATACAATTCTTATGATCTTCATTAATATCTTGTTGGCATGATGGACAAACATCATTGCCTTCAAACCATGAGATGTCGTTTTGTATTTTTTCTGCATTATTTGAGAGTTTAGTTTCTAGACGTTCAAGTTTTTTCTTTCTATCAGATATTTTACTTTCATGTATAATCTTTTCCAATAAATTTGATATTTGTTCATGCAATTCTGTATTTTTGTCAATACACTGTTTCTGTTCAGCCTTCTTTTCTTTTATCTTTTTCTTAAAAGTATTAATCGCAGTTTTCTTTGTCGTCTTTGCATCTTCAATATTTCTTTCTTGAAGTTCAATCTTATAATCTTGGACTTCACGGTTTTTTTCATTTTCTGTCATTGTTTCTTTCAATGCAGCCATTTTTGCTTTTAGAATTTCATTCATTGCAGAAAAGATTTTTATATCCAAAATATCTTCAATAATTTCTCTTCTATCGATTGCAGAAAGTTGCATGAAAGGAACAAAAGTAGCACTACCCAAAATAACAGTTTGAGTAAATGACTTATAATTCAGTTTGAGAATGTTTTCTTCCAAATAAATCTGGCTATCACGAATTTTTGAATCTTGGTCTAACATTTTACCATTTACCCATATTTCAAAAATATTGGGTTTGATACCGCGGCGCACCAAGTAATCATTCTTACCAATTTTAAAGGTAATCTCAATCAAAGCATCTTTATTGTTTATAGAGTTTATAAGCTGTGGTTTATTAATTTTTCTAAAAGATTTTCCAAACAAACCAAATGTCAATGCATCCAAAATGGTAGATTTTCCTGCTCCATTCTCACCAACAATAAGAGTAGAAGATGAACGGTTTAGTTGCACTTCTGTAAAATAATTACCAGTGGAAAGAAAGTTCTTCCATTTAATAGTTTTAAACTCAATCATCAATCACCTCTCAAAGCAGAGACATATAAATCTTGCATAATCTGTTTTAGTTTGTTCTTGTCAACATCAATCTCATAATTATCGATATAACTTGTAAGAAGAGACATAGTGTCTTTTGTAGTGTCTACATCACTTTGTTCTTCAAACTGAAAATCTGTTTCATCGACAATAGATAAATCAGCAACATCTTTCTTATATAAAGAGTCAACAAATGTATCGAACTTATATTGAGATCTTTTATTTTTAACAATAATTTTTACATATTTGTTTTCATATTTTGACAAATCATATTTTTTATTTTCATCATAATAAATCTTATGAAACATTTGATGTGGGTTTTGAACAAACTGCAATTCCATTGAGCCCGTATCTAAAATATGAAATCCTTTAGGATCATCACAATCATTCCAAAATAATTCATATGGGGCTCCCAAATAATGAATTTCTCCTTGATTGCTTTTATGATGGAAATGTCCAGAACAAGTCAAATCAAATTTTTTAAAGTGTTCAATAGACATACCAGCTTCACACTTGATACCACGCATCATTTCAAAACCATTCAGTTCTAAATGTCCTAACGCAATTTTTGCTTTGGTTTTCTTTATGTGTTTTAGAGTTTCATCATAATTCTCAGAATTTATCCAAGGAATAAAACAAATGTCAGTCCCATCAAAATTAAGAGTAGTGGCCGTTGTATAAGTCTTGAAATCATCCCCGAAAAGTTGCTCCATAGAGTTAATACGATTTGTGTTTTTATAATACACATCATGATTACCAATAATAAAATAAGAGTCATAGTCTTTAATCTTCTTTATAAATCCACTTCGTAAGCCATCAAGAATATTATAGTTGATAAACTTTCTTCGGTCTGTAACATCTCCAAGATGAATTACAGTCTTAATATTATTCTTTTCCAAGTAAGGAAAAAATACATTATCATAAAATTCCATAAAATAGTCATGGAAAAGTGTGGAGTCACCTCTAGCGCCGAAGTGAGTGTCCGTAATCAGTGCAATTTTCATGAAGTTTCAGATTCCTTACCTTCTCTCTTTTCCTTGGCTTTTTGTTTTTTCTTTCTTTGGGTTTCTTCAAAGTCTGCAAGAAAATCATCCATATTATTGTGAATAAATTCTAAGAAATTATTTTTCATAGGACTACCATTTGGTCCTTGCATAATTTCATCAATCAATTCTTGATTTTCCAATGCCTTATATTTTACATAAGTCTGTTTCTTTTCTTTTTGAATCCTTCGAATGAAAGCATAGTAAATAATCTGAGTAAAATATGCGAATGGATTTTTTGATTTTTCTGGATTAAAATTATCAATATACAATAGACAATTTTCAATACCATCTGATATCATTTCTTCTTTATATGTATAGTTGATAAAATTGGGTTTATAAGAGAGATGCTGTGCAATCTTCATAATACACTCACCAATATAATTTGGAACTCTTGGGCGCTCTGTGTCCTGCTCAGCGGCAAGGTTGACGGCATCCTTATATTTTGTCATCTCTTCCAACAACTTTTTGTTATCTACATAATGATTTCTAGTGCTTTTCTTAGCCATACATAATAATTCCTTATACAATTACAAAGATAATACCATAAAAAAGTGTTTCTTGTCAATAGAAAATAAATTTTTTTTTCTATTGACACAAGTTGATTCTACTGTTATACTGGGTATGTAGACCCTTAATGATAGACTTTATTACCGTTTATCATTCTCATAAGTTCTTCAATAGTATGTTCATGTTCTTCATCAACATCTTCTAATCCAGGCCCTTCAGTTTCATTGAGTTCAGAATTTGCAGCTGCAGCCTTTCTTCTTAAAATCATTTCATAATGGTCAATAATTTCTGGGGAAGGTGTATTCATTGCAATGACATTGTACGCGGCAACTTCTACTATAGTATCATCACTATATTGTAACCAATCTATGAGAGTTGAATTAAAGTCTCCAGTTTGAGGATTCATGAACGATTTTATTTCAAACGGATCTTCCAAAATAATTGAACTTGCAGACGCATTTTTAGAATTTGTCTTACAAATAATTACTTCTTTTGTTGATAGCCTGACTATTTTGAAATCGTGCATGAGTTTCCTAACCAAATAATTTGATTTCATTTATTTTAAACGAAAACTTTTCTTCATTATAGATATTTATACGTTCGTAAAAATGGCGTATTGCAAAATTCATATAATTCTTATAACGAAAATCGTCAGCTATATCATATAAGACTGCTGATGTTTTATTATTTCCTTTTCTGAGGCCTCTTCCTATAGACTGCAAGTTTCGTATTCTACTCTTTGACGGAGATGTGAAAACAACATTGTGCAAATTACGAATGTTTACACCAGTAGAGAATGTACCATAAGATGCAATAATAATTGCATTATCTTCTTTTTCCGTTGTTGCTCTAATTTGTTCTCTTATTTCTGCATTTACTGAGCCAGAAACAAAAAATACTTTTCTATTTTCTTCTACAGAATTCTTTATTAATTTGTACATAGGTATTCCATGTTTTTCTACAAAATTGTAAAGAACTAGTGTATTACCTTTTAGATTTAATGTCAAGTCTTTTATAAATTCATTTCTTCTAGGATTTGTTACAATCCATTCTACCTCATCAGCATATTTCAGTTTTTTGATTTCTTTACATGTCTCCATAGGATATTTTAGTACCAGACATTGTATTTTAAAATCTGCGAGAGTTTTGTTATCAATTAGCTTTCTTGTAGATGTGACTTGTTTTGCATCTCCAAACATTCCTGTAAGAATAAGTTTATGAGTTTTTGTTCCATCTAATGTTCCTGTTGTTCCAAATCTAAATCTACACTCTGTTAATCTATCCATGATTTTGTTAAGAGAGTTTGCTTTAAATAAGTGACATTCATCGCCAATCACTACTCCAAATTGATCCCAATAATCTCTCGGCATTTTGTATATCGATTGCCAAGTAGATATCACTACCTTTTTATCTGTATATTTTTCTTGGCCAGCAAATATCTTATGACAATACTTATTTACATCCCATCCATAATCGGCAAAATCACCATACATCTGCGAAACTAGTGAAGTGGTTGGAACTATGATTAGAATTTTTTTTCCTTTTACTTCTGGGTGCATGTTATAGAATCTTACCAAAGTATAAATGATGAGTGATTTACCAGAAGCTGTCGGGGAAAGAAGTAATGTTCTATTTTTTTTGATTGCATGATAGATTGCATCTAACTGATAATCTCTATATTCAATTTTTTTTCCTTGACTATGTGGATTAATGAATTTTGCAAGTGCTTCCAAATCTTTTGGTGAAAAATTTTGATCTTGTAAATCTTCATCATATTCTATTTCATAATCATTTTTTTCGCAAAAATATTTTAGTTGTTCAACAAGGCCTAAGTATAACTTACAATTAGTAGGATTGAAAAGTCTTATCTTTCCATCCCAATATTTATTCTTATATGCGGGCATAAACTCAGCGCCAGGCACCTTAAAGGTAAAGTAGTCCACCAGTTCTTTCAACATAAAAAGTTCTGGGGAATCTACTTGAACATACACTTCGTTTAGTTTGTGAACATAAAACTTGCTCATTAATTACCTTCTAACCATTTCTTATAATCAATAAAATTTTTGATAGTCCATTTCTTTTGATCTATCAAAATATCAATGGTTTTATCAATCAAAGTTATTATCTGTTTTAATATCAATAGATTTTTTTTAGATTTAATAATTTCTTCGTCATCATCTATCCAGATATTCAAATCAGATTTTAATATTTTTGTTCCTTCAATTTCCCATCCTCTTGCCACAATTTCATCTTCCGACATTTTTCCTGTATAGTACTTTGTCTTTATTGCCAAAAGCTTTTTGTGTTCTATCTCTAAAAACTGATATTTTATTTCGTATACTTGTTGATGAGTCATCCACTTCCCAATCAAATTCTGATTGTGAACAATTTCATCTGCTAATTTCAGGTAATCTATTTTTATATCTTTTTCGGATTCCTGTGTCAACTCAGCCAATTTCACTGAATATTTTTCTTCCATAATGTTCTCCAATAATATTATAAGTTTTCTACCGAATAACTCCTAAACATAAAATCTGCTGTTGTCAGAGGCGCAATACTTGCTGTTTCTGTAGAAGATAGTGGAATATCTCCTATGGCTATAGGAAATGCATCTTTGAATGTGAATTTTAAAACTGGTGTATTTTGGTTGTTATAAACAATTAATACTAAATCTGAAAAAACAGATTTTCCAAGTTCTAATCTTCTTGCATTAGTAAAGTTTCCATATTGTTGAAAATTGTCTGGAAATCCTAATGCAAGTAACCAATTATAAACTTCTTTCCAATTTTTCATTTCTTCGTCTACTAAAAATCCAATTGACATAACAGAGAAAATTAATTTATCTCCAGGCTCTGGACGTTTAATAAATGGCGTTTCCACTATTGCTTCGCCTAAAGTCACGCCAGGAATACTTACAGATTGAACATAGTCCTCTAGTGATGGACACATATTTGTAGAAAAACTAAAGTTCTGTGTATTGAGGTAATTTACATTTTGAGTATCTACATCCACTGCGAAATCTCCTTATTATCTTACTATTTAGGAATAAAAAAAGGGGGGCATTGAGCCCCCCATATTCTGCTTTTCTTTTTTTATTGTTTTTATTAAGCAGCAGAGTTGATGTTGTCCACGCGGAACAATCTGTAGTACTGGTTGCCGTCTGTTGGGAAAGCGCCATCCGCAGCAGGAGTACGAGCCGCACCAGCAAATGGGTTTTTAACCATTCCATAACGAGTTTTGAACCCGATTTTTGGCTGGAATGTATTCTCACCAACTGCACGAACCATTTGCATTGGAACATATGGGCAATAGAAGTAACCAGCATCAAATGGTGAAGAACCTCTGTATCCAACCATTGCGAAGTCATATGCACCAGCGGATGAGAAGTATGGGTCAATGTACACTTTGAACTTTTTGTTGAGTACGCCGGCGAATGTTTGTCCTGTGTCATCAACATTAAGTGCTGTGTCCATTTGTGGGTTATAGTCAAGAAGACCAGACATTGCAAGAGCAGAAGCAACATCAGAAGAACATACGATTACGTTACCTTTTCCTCTACGTGTTTCTTTTGCAATTACGTTTGCTTCTTTTTCGATTTGGAACATAAGAGCTTTAAAGTTCTCAACACTCCAACGGCCATCAGCATCAGTTGTCAAATCAAAGATACCTTTGTTTGTTGTTTGTGCCGCACAACCCAATTTTGCTTGGTCGTAAAGATTTCTAAGTACTTCACGGTTAATCTCAGCAGTAATCTCTGTGGAGAGAATTGTTGAGAGTTCTGACTCTGCGTCAAGACCGTGTACCGCTCTCAAGTCTTGTGAGAGTTCAGTTGTGTACTCTGCTTTCAACGCTCTGGTTTTCGCAGTTACCGATACTCTATCGATTGAGAATGCCATTTCGTTGAAATGTCCGTTAGTGCCCATTCCCTGATCAACACCCTTTCCAAGGCCTTCACCAGCTGCTGTTGAACCAGCTGCACCTGTTTGTGAACCATTTGCTGATTCTACAAATGCTTCTCCGCCTGCGTTTACACCAAGTGAAGAACCTGCGAATGGATCTGTACCGGCGTGTGTGCCTGTTCCAGAAAATGTTGTGTCAGCTTCATCGAAGAGAGCTTCTGTTCCAGTCTGATTTGTATAACGCGATTTCATTGCGAAAATCAAACCTGTTGGGCCTGTCATTGGCTGAACACCTACAAGGTCATATGCCATAAGGTTTGGCATAGTTCTGCGAATCATGGAAATGATTACTGGATCAGAATATGTTAGGTTTCCGCTGTCTGGTGCAGTAGGAGCCACGTTAGTCTCGTTGAGAGATGCCATGGTTTGTGTTCCAAGAGCGTTTTCTTCTCTTGTAGCTCTTTCTGTATTTTCGAGAAGAACGGCAGTAACCGCTTTTCTATATGGGTCCTTGATTTCAGCTTGATCAGGATGCTCAAGCACAGGCTTCCACTTTTCTTTCAACTCCTGAATTTGGATTGCATTAAAGTCGTGCATTTTTTTCTCCTTAGTAGATTTTATTTGCTATACTATATTATATTTATAAAATTTTAATCTTTAGGTCTATTTAGTGCTCTAGCATAAACATCCATCACAGATTGAAATTTATTTTCCTCTTGAACCACTGGAGAATCTTCAACTGAAGTTTCTAATGCACTTTCATCTAATACTGCGCTTTCTACAATTGTTTCAGATGGAAAATAATTGTCCTTGATCAATGTAACTTTTTCCATCATATCTTCCTTGGTAGTGAATTCAAGGCTTTCGCTCAAAGAACGTACTTTTTCTGCTTGAGAAACAGTAAGTCCTTCAGTTACATCTTTCAAGATAATTTCTTTTTCAAGATCTTCAAGTTTTTTAGACAACTTGATATTCTTTTCAAATTGCTCATTCAATTTTTGTTCTTTTTCTTCCAAAGTTTCCAAAGCTTCACCGTAAAGATCGACTTTTTCTTCTGGAACATCAACATAATTTTCCTCAAAGACCTTTTTCAGACCACTCATGAAATTTTCCATAATCTCAAGCTTGAGTTTATTTTCTACCGCAAGTTTGTTTTCAGCAACATACTCTTTTGCGACATATGAAAGATACTCATCAACTTTTTCAGACAGTTCTTGTCTAATTTCTGCAACATTTTCCTGAAGCTCAGTTTCGTAGTCTGCATAAATTTCTTCCAACTTTTCGTTGACTTTTGAAACTACGGCGGCCTCAAAGATTGTTGTTACTTGATTCTGAAACTCTTCAGAAAGGTCTTGTCCCTGTAGCATTGCATCGACATCCTCTTTAACGTCAACATCTTCTGCTTTAACTTTATAAGAAGCGTTCATTTTTTTCTTTTTTTCTACCACTTCTTCGTCATCATCTGCATCATCTTCATTATTTTCATCTTCCATATCTTTATCTTTAGAAGCGTTCATTTTTTTCTTTTTACTGTGGTCCATTTCTTCCAATGGAGCTTCACTTGTTTCTTCAGATTCTTCAGAAACTTCTACTTCATCAGTTGTTTCTTCAGCAATTTCTTCAACTGCTTCTTCTTCAACAACTTCAACTTTTTCTTCGATTGCTTCTTCAACTTTCGTTTCGTCAACAATCTCTTTATTTTCTAAATTTTCCATTTTTGATTCTCCTACGAGTTTAATTTATATTTATTTATAATAATTACAATTTTGACATGAAATTTTTAAACAAGTTGATTTTTACTTCTTCGAGCTCTCTTTGTTTTGCCTCTTGCATCTTTCTATGATACTCAGCAATTGATTTTTCTTGAACAATTCCGTTATTCCAGACCCACTCTTTTCCTTCCATGATACCGTTCACAAACGCATCTGGAGCGCTTGGGTCCGCAACAATATCGGCTGCTGTGGCCAAATAAAAATCGTCTTGTACTATATTCCTTCCACCTGATTGCTTAACACTACCCATACCCCTAGAAGAAACACCTAATGATGCACCCTCTTTAATTAGGTTTGACACAATAGCACCATATGGAGTTTCAGTCATGATTTTTGCCTTACCAACATAGTTATTGCCTTCTTTGGTAAGAGATTTTATCATGTGCGAAACTCTCTCTAAATTAATTGTAGGGCCTTCTGGATGTCCTAATTCACCAAAGGCTCTATTTTTTGCAATATATTTTTCATTATATCTTGCAACTTCTCTATCCATGACTTCGGAAGGGTATTCTCTACCATTTCTATTTTTTATATTTGATTGAAGGAAAACGCCTTCGATAAAAAGGTCTTTTCCTTTTTGTTCTACTAAGATTTCTTCTACTACTTCTGTTATGAGTTTCATCATAGACCCGTCCTTTTTGTCATTGATCTTGCTCTACGAATATTAGAGATATTTACTTTACCTTTTCTTTTTCTTGCAGATCTAGTATTTCTAATACTCATTTTTTTAGCATCCGTAGGACTAATTCTTACTTCTTTGTTTCCTACGACTTTATAGCCATCTCTGTTAGTTTTGAATTTAATCTTTCTTTTGCCACCACGAACTACAACCTTTCTCTTGATTGCTTCATCAAGGTCTTGTGAAAGATATTCTTCAAAACTTAACATTTTTCTATGCCTCTTCTGTTTCTTCTTCTGGTGTTTCGGCTTCTACTTCTTCTTCCGAATCAACATCTGTTTCCTGTTCTCCATTAAACATGGAGTTTGCAAACTCTTTTTTATAATCATCTATTTCTGTGGCAATTTTGTCCTTCAAAATAGAATTGATTGCATCTGCAGCTGCAGTACCATTTCCTAAAATAGAATTGTCTACTATATCTAGATATTTATTATTTATATTTTCTTCGCTCATTTTTAAAAGCCCTCTTCGTTTTCATTTTTTCCAAAAATTTCATCTTCTTGCTCAGCAAGAATTTCTTTTCTCATATTATTTATTTCATCATCACTAAACTTTAGAATATTTCTTTGTACCCAAGTATGAGAGTAATATTTACCCATATAATCTGTCATTTCGGATAACAAAGCAACTCTGTCTCTTATCATTTCAGTATTTTTAATTTCTGAATAATAAGAGTCTTGTGTAAAGTCAAAGATAACTTGTTGAGATATTGCTTTCCATTCTTCTGAAGTAACAATACCTTTCAATATCATTTGTTTTTTCAAAAGGTCAAGAAATAGTTCACTGAATTGGTTTCTTAATCTTACAATAAATCTATTAAATTTGTATTCATCTCTATTTATTTCTGTAGCACGGCCCAATGCAAGAGACTGTTCTGGTTCTAATCTAGAAATAGGAACATTTAGAGATTTATAAAGTTTTTTCTGAAAATAGACAACATCATCCATTTCACCTAAATTAGAACCGCCTGGTAAAGTTTCGATCTCTGTACCTCTACCGCCCTCTCTGCGTGGAAACCAAAAATCTTCAAGCATAGACATATGGCGTCTATCGTCTTTTACTTCACCAGTTGCAGCATCATATGCAACTTTAGTTTTATAACGATTCATAATGTCTGCAATATATTGTTCAGCCTTAACTTTTGGAAGATTTCCTACATCAATATAGAAAACTCTTCTTTCTGGTGCTCGTGTCCATCTGTAAATTACTACAGAATCTTCCACCATTTGTAATTGATTGAGGGCTTTGATTGCTTTGTGTAAATGACCAATAACATATTGTCGTCTGGCATCTCTTAGGCCAGAGTTTACATGTGCTATTGAGTCTGGGGAAATGGGAATTCCAGTAGTTTTGTCGCCGTTGGAAAGGCCTTTTTCGTTGTAAACATAATATTCTGAGACAGATTTAACCAATTTTCCTTGAGTTTTTTCGTCTTTTTCTATATGTTTTACTTTTTTGATCTTTCTAGGATCAATTTTTCTGAGTTCTATAATACCATCTTTTGGTTTAGATTGATTGATAATTATATGAAAATAAATTCTACCGTCAATATACCAATTTCTAAAAATATCATAACCAGCTCTGTTGAAATTTAATAAAGAAAGAACATTGTCAAATTCTTCGACAAGAGCCTTCTTAACAGAAGCTGGTTGATTTACATTTTTAGTTAATAATTTTACTGGATTTTGATCTGCTTCATTGACAATTGCTTCTGATACAATATCATCAATTGCAATTTCAACTTCAGGATGGATAGACATATCTCTATATCTATCGATTAATTCTGCGTCACTTTTTGCATTATTTTCCAAATTATATGTAGTTGTATAAAAATTTGTAGAAACATGCAAAGAACCATCGTCATTCATACTCTCTGGGGGTATGAATGACTTAGATTCTTTTGATTGCTCTGCTGTTTTTAATAGGGTAAACCCAAATAATTTCACTTCCATACTATATTCCAATAACTAGTTGAGTTGCTTAAGAACTTACTACGCCGCTGTGTTGCCAATAATCGTAGGCAAAAGTACATGTAAATTCTTCTACAACATCATTTGTATCCCATGATAATTCAATTGATGATAATTCTGTTGGGAATAAACCTCTAAATTCATATCTTGCAATAATGTCACCTTCTCCAGCTTTACCAAAGTGTTCTACAATAGCATCACTTTTATATCCCTGGCCAGCATATGTGGTTGTGTTTCCATTGTGTGAATTGATATTGTTCATCCACTGTTCAAGACGATTTCTTACATTGAAATCTTCTCTATTTAGAATTGTCACCGTCCACGGTTCGAAAGTTCTATTTCCAGCCACTCTTACCTGTCTACCATAGTATGGCACGTCCACCTGTGCAATGGTGGACGAAGGAACTTGTGCGGAACGAACAAGAAACGCGGCATTGTCTGGTAATGGTGTTACGCCAGTTGGCATAGTAAGCTGTACTCTGAATAGATTGGGTCTTGCACCACCATCCCCAAAATTTGATTTGAATGTTTCTATGTTGAATGCCATTTATTATCTCCTATTTTAATCTATTTATATTAAACTGCACCAACAATTTCATTGAAATCAACGCCTGTCCTAACTGCAACAAAGTTGAGTTGGATAAAGTTGATTGATCTTGCAGGCTGAATAAAGATGTCTCCAATAAATTCGTTTCTATCTATCACTTCACTTGTGTTGTTTGTTGCGTCACAGACAACTTTAAAATCATAAATTCCACGGCGACCTTGTACATCTCTCAAGAATGGTTCGATAAGAGATGTAAACTGAGATCTTGTGAATTCGTCGTTGAATTCGAATAGAGTGAATTTAGCAGCAGTTGCAATAGATTTCTCAAGAACAATAAACAATCTTCTAACATTAATTCTACTAAATGCAGATGGTTTTTGTGTGAAGGTTTTGTCACCAAACAGAACAGTTCCTTGTCCAGCAAAACTAACAACAGGGTTAATTGCTGCTGAATAAAGCGCATCTCTGTCTGCTTTTGTTTGATTTTGCATAGTTTTTACTACGCCTCTATATACACCGCGATTAAATCCGGCTGGAGAATACCAAGCATCTCTTTCCAATTCACTTCTAACCATCAATCCAGCAGTATCTCCATTGAATGGAACATATCTATATGTATTATTAAATTTATCACTCATATATTTGTAGTTTGAGTCTGCGAATGCATAGTTGCTTGATTTAACACCTTGGAAGAATGCAATAGTATTGTCACTAGACATCGCATCTCTATCAGCGGCAACATCTGTTTCTCTAGGAGAAATACATGCGATTGCATCTTTTCTTGAGATTGCGATATCAATGATGTGTCCAACTGCACCTTGCGCTGCAGCCAAACTATCTGCTACATCTGCCATTTCGCCCTGTAAAATGAAACCTACGTCTACATTTTCTGCGTCTGCATACATGTCATATCCGGCTTGAAACTGTTGAACAGTTGGAGTAATACCATCTTGTCCACCACCAAATGGGCGAGAAATGAACAGTTCAGTTCCATCTGTGTTTCCAGAAGTCGCCAATGTTGCAAATGATCTCTTAGAAGCAACACTGCCTCCATTACTTACAACAATATCACCGCCCCAATCACCATTTGCAATTGGATGATTAAGAATTTTTACCCAATTTGATGAGGAGTTGATAACATTTACATAGTAACGATTTTCACCAACTTCTGTTTTACCATTTGCTGCCTTTGACATCTCTTCGATAGTTTCAACAACTCTTTCAGTTCCAGTTTGTGGGTCAGTCATTGTTACGACCAACGAAATTCCTTGTGTGAGTTTTTCGTTATCTGGGGTTCCCACTGGATTTGATGCTGTCAAATCAATTGTCATGTCATTTGCTCTTGGTACACCTTTGAGTGCAGAGGCAATTGCAGGATTTGTGGTTTTAAAGTTTGTATATGTAGTTTCATCTACAATATACACTTTCATGCCATTTGCCCATGTGCCTGGATGTTTCGCTGCAAATTCATGACCATTTGCAACTGCCGCACCAAACCCAAAATTATTATCAAAATCATCATCATTTTTGATATAGAGAGTTGCTCCAGTATATGAGAATGAATTAGCAGCTGCGTTTCTGATTGTGAAAGTAATCGCGGCCGCGTCTGCTGGGGCAGTTGAGAAAGTTACCGTTGCACCATCAGCTGATAGTGTGAAATCGGTTCCAGAAACTTGTGCAGTTCCAGCAACATCAACTTCTAGAGTTTGTCCTGTTGTTGAATTTACTGCTGGAGACAATGGAAACGATCTTCTCGCAGGGACTATAACTGTTACTGTTTCTCCAGTTGCTGGTGCATTTGATGTAAATGTAATAGTCGTACTATTTGCTGAAACTGTAAAGTCAGATGCCGAATATGCACCATCAACACTGTTAGTTGCTGTTACGAGTCCATTTTGAACTGCATATGAACCAGGCGCTGTATCCATCAAGTGTGATTGTTGTAGTGCTACAGCAATAACTACTTCGTCATTATTGTTTGCCCAAAGAAGAATATTTGTGTCTGCTGGTGCAGCAGCTCCTTCGTGTACAGCCAAAGTAGAAAGGTCTGGCATATAAAATACTTTATGTAACATATGGTCTGCTTGTGCGCCAGCTGAAAGAGCGATTTCTGCGCCAGCTGTATTAGTAGAATATGTATATGTTTCAGATAGTGTTACAGCAGCACCGCTTACACTTGCAACATAATATGATGTTCCATCTGTAAGTCCTAAAGTATCACCTGCTGTTCCTTCTTTAAAGATTACAACATCTCCTTGTGCAAATCCATGATTTGCATTTGTTAGTGTGATAGTGTTAGCTGCAATTGAACTTGAGTCAAACGCACTAGCATATTTTGAGAAGTAATGGCCGTGTGAAGAACCAGTACCGCCCGCTGCAGAATCAGCTGCGTTTGCATCAGTCATTCTTGTATATAGTGGATAGAAGAACCCACCTGTTGCATATCCTGTTCCATCTGTTTTCCATGCTGCGTTTGCTTGAGCATGAATATACCAAGGGCCGGAGTTAGAATTATCACCAATAACTTCCTGAAGTGTGATTTTAGTAACATCACCAGAATTTGTACCAGTAGCTAAAGCATATCTCGATGCTGGAACTAGACCGCCAGATGTTTCTCCAACACCTCTAACAGAAACCGTTACATCAGATGCAATCAAGTCTCTTATATTTGTGTCTGTGCCGGCCGCTGAACCATTTGCAGTAACCAATGCGCTTGTATTATCCAAACGAGGAAGTAAATATTGATCGTTAGTACCATCATTTACCCCATCAAAAAGGTCAAATGACTGAACTGAACCTGTGATTGCAGCAGTAAATGTTTGTGCAGATGAACCATATATTGTAGTTGATGACTCTGCTGTACCTGTTGCTGTTTGTGTTCCTGCTGTCGCAGAAGAAACTGTAACTTTACCTGATACTGCATTTAGAGCCTTATTAGCTTGTGCTACTGCTGAATCATTTGCAACTCTAACTATTTTTAAAGAGTTTGAGTATGTTAAGAAATTCGCAGCCGTAAACCATGATTTATAATTTGCATTGTTTGGTTTGCCAAAAATTGTCACCAATTCTTCTTCGCTGGAGACTTCTGTGATTTGACCAACTGGTCCTTTAGAAAATCTCCCAACCATAGCACCAATGTTAGTAACTAAGGCTGGAACGCTAGTAGATGCATCAATTTCAGAAATGTTAACGCCAGGACTTACTTGGAATGCCATTTTTTTATCTCCTTTGATTAAATTATAAAGTTATTTTCTATTTATTTATAAAAACATTAAACTCACCACAATTACACATTCATGCCATCTGTAGTCCATACATCTCCATCATCATCCACAAAAATATCAGCGGAATTTGATGATGAAATAAATCCAAATGGTAACATATTCTCTTCTAAGTGTCTTAATCTTTCTTCGTATATTTCTTGTCTAGTATCTAAGTCACATAGTTCTTTGAAAAAACTATCGGTTGTCATCCACGAAAACAAAATTAAGGTGTCTACCAAATCATCAAATTTTCCTGTCTCTGCTTCATATTTATGACCTTTAGAAACAAAAGATGTCAATTCATTGATAGTATCAAAATCTTTTATGATTAATTTATCTTCTTCTATTAAACTTTTCATATTCATACAACCAATTTTCTTTGTAGCCTTGGTTGTGCGAATTCCCATAGTTGTTGTTCTTCCTGAAAATCCAGAACTTATACTTTGTCCTTTTCTTGTATCGCTGTTAATACTTATTAGATTCTCATATTCCATATCGTGATATAAGATGTCACTCACTTGTTGGCCAACATCATTTACCTCTATTAATATATAAGCCTCATTATACATTTGAGCAACTCTTCTTATAATAGTTGGATAAACTAATGGAGGGACATTATTAGATCTATAAGTTACAACCTGTGTATATGGAACTTCGGAAGCATCAAAAATAGAAAATGCAGAATAATCTCCACCCTTTCCTCTTGAAACATCAACTGTACAAAAATAAGTTTTTCCTTCTTTCGGAAATCCATATATTTTTAAGTTTCCATTTTCTCCAACTTTTCTTGGATTTTTATATGGCATATTTTTCAATTTCGTCACATTTATTAATGTGTTTGTGCTGCCTAAAAATTCCGTATCAAATTCTTGTCTAAACTGTTCTGGACTTGTATTTTTAATTGTAGTTTGTTTCCACTTTTCATCTCGGCCAGGAACTTCACTCCAATGAACAGATATTGGATTATATGTATTTCTTCCTTCTTCTGCGTCTACCCATAATTTATAAAAGTGATTCATTCCTTGTGGAGTAGAAACAATAATAACCTTTGTAGATTGTCCAGATGAAATTGTAGGATACACAGAATTAAAAAACTCTTCGGCAATTTCATTTGGAACAAATGCGAATTCGTCTAAGAAAAGAATGTTATACGAACCACCCCGAATTGCACTTGAAGATGTGGCAGCTGCCAAAACCTTTGCTCCATTTTCTAATTCAATAGAGCCCTTGTTCCAAACCATCACTCCCTGTTGCAACCAATGAGGTAAATTTTCATATGCTCTTTGCAGTCTACTCAACAATTCCCTTGCAGTAGCCAATTTGTTTGCAAGCAATGCAACCGACACATCTTTATTAAAAAGAATATAGTGTAAGAAAAATGCAATACATGTAATTGATTTTCCAGACTGTCTACCAATCTTACAGATAGTAAAACGGTTTTCATTGAAAGAACGTATCATTTTTTCTTGGAATGGATATAACTCAAAATTTACAAGTCCTTTATCAACATTCACAATTTTCATATATGTTTTTACAAAATGCACAGGATCTTCCATACATTTTACATATTCTGCTGCCTGTTCTTCACTCCAATCTATTTCTACTCCAACAGCCTTTAAATTTGGATTGTTTAAATAAATGTCACTACTCATCAGATTTTTCTTCTCTATTTTTTCCTCTTAGAGTCTCTAACAAGTCGTTTGTGTTTCCAACAAAAATAGCATTGTTTGTGACCTTGGCGGGTTTTCCGCCATCTTTTGTGTTTTCAATTTTATTCATAGTGAGTTGTAATTCGATCAAGTCTTTTGTTAACTCGCCAGTTGTTTTCATCAGTTGTCCCGCAACCTCATATGCTCTTGGATGTTCGCTCTCTTTTGCTAATTGAATCAAACTGGCTAAACTCTCTTGTCCCATAGAAACCAAGTCTTTCAATGTATCTCTATGATCGTTATAATCATCAAACAAATCCTGACTTCTTTGATCTCTTGTAGAATATTGTTCAATATTACTTTTTTGTTTTTCGATTATTTCTTTAGATTGTTCTTCAATTTTATTTTCTATTTCTAAATAATCACTTAATTTATCATTCAATGTCTTTTTCATTATTCATCCCCAAAGTAATCATCATAAGTTTCTATGAAAGTATAATTGTCTGTACTCCGCGCATCAATTGGGTCTGTAGTAATTGTACTTTTAGAAAACTGTGTAGTTTGATCTGGCAATCCTTTTACATTTGTAGTTGCAGTTCTAATAATTTTTTGTTCTCTTGGTAATCCATATAGATAACCAGACATATTAAATCCTAATGTCCAAATGAGAGCTCTTCTAGATATATAGTCGCCTTCATAATCATCAGAATAATCTACAGACTCTAATGTAAGAGCTGTATCTCTTACGATACCTAGTTCATTTGCTTCTTTAATTGGAATAATAAATGATGGAGTAAAATATGGAAGAATTTGTTCCACAATTTGCATTGCGTCATCCGCATTTTTTGTCATAATAGAAAGTGTAAATCCAATATCATATGGAACTGGTTGATACACAAGATTCTTCTTATCTGCATCAGAGGAATTTTGTTTTGATAATTTTTTAATTTTTGGTAATTTTCTATCCGCTGCATAATTAAAACCAGAAATTTCAAAACTCATTCTTGGTAGAACAATTGCTGGATCTCCAGTTGTAGTTATTTTATTAATTCTTGAAAGATATTTTTCTGTCGGCCCATATGAGATAGGAACTCTAATAACTTGTAAAACATTTCCATTCGCGTCAGTTTTTTCTATATCTATATCGTTGAATATAGAACCAAATGCAATCACATAATTTCTAATTGTGCTTCTATAAAAATGTGCATTACCTAACATTAGTAATCCTCACTAAATGGATTTGTTTTCGTAAAGTCAATGACACCATCGACTGTTTGTGGAGACAATGGAATAAGTTGCGTGTCTGGATCTGGTGAATTATCTACTGTACTATCAACCGCAGCTGCCGGTTGTGCGGGCGCAATAAAGTTATTATCAATTTCGTTTATTCCAGTATTGATTGTTTCTCTTGCCCATGAGAATAATTCACATGTTAATCGATATACATGCATTTTTCCAAGTTGAAAAAATGGAACCTCATCTTCGACAAACTTAATTTCAAAAACTTTATCTGTTATGGGAAAATATAATAAATCTCCAACTTTTGGTCTTTCAGTTGATGTGACTTCAGTAAATCTACTTATCGAAACAGTTGTAATTAGCTGATCTCTAACTTCCAATCCAAATTTAGATAACATATCACCCTCACCTTCAAACCCATCAACACTTTCTATATGCATTTCTATAGTATGTGTTTCAGTGAACGAACTCAATGTATCTTCATTAAATATTGTATCTTCATTTACAATCTGTCTTGGAACATATATAAAATCTTGTCCATGCATTTGAATCGATTCTATTACTAGATTTCCAATCAAATCCTGTTCAGCCGTAAAGTTGATAGTGTTTATATAAGGATTAGTTGCCATCTTATCCTACCATGATATCTACTGGAAGCTCGTAACTTAAAGACATTTCCTGTTCCAACTTTTCAATTTCTTGATTTGCTTCATCTAAAATTCTACTACCATTGAAAGTAATTCCGCCAGGCAATTGAACACCTTCGTATTTTGTTAGATTTTCTCCCCATTGTTTTTTAATAAGAGCAGTTGCATACCTTTTAAGCCATCTATCATTCCATACATCAGTATATGTGTCTGGGTCTATAACTCTTGTTGCTTCTATGATAATATTTTCTCCTACACTAACAGCAGCAGTCCAATCAATATCAAGATATAATTTATTCACATGTCTATTATAACGAATTGGAACTCTTCCAGTAATGATTTCATTTACCATTTGAAGATGATCTTGTGTTAGTTGATAAGTCAACATTTCTGCACTTTGTAAATCATAAACATCATTCAAGAAAAGTTGATATCTAATATCAAACATATTTGTTGAACTATTTTCCGATTGAAATAAAGGAATTACTTGTTTGATACCAATAATATTATTATTGATAGGAATGTATTTATTATCCATATCCGTCTGAGTAATTTGATGTGCAAGATATGTATCTTCAACTGCATCATAGTGATAATCTTGATAATACTCCAATGCATCATCAATTCTATCTTCTACCTGTTCATCTGCTACATTTATTTGAATTACGGGAGAACCCAATTTTCTTAGACAATAAGATTTGAATTCTGTTCTGGATGTAACTACGGCCATGTCATACCTCTCTTTGATATGACTATTTATATGTTTTTGAGTTTATCCTTTTAGTGGTTCTGTTGGCGGTGTAAAGTTTGCGGTGTATCTTGCAAGACCTTTAGTGACTCTTAAATCTTGAATATATCCGTGATACGAAGTTGTCGTACCATTTACGGCTTGACCTATTCGGCAAGGCTTCGAACTACCTAAATCGGTACTGCTATTTCTTGTTGCGCCGAGTGTTCCATTAACAAATATTCTCCATAATCCGCTCTCTCTAGTAAGGGCAATATGTGTCCATTCTTGGGTTATAGTAACTCCAGAACCAACCTCTACATTTGCAGGACCATCATAAAACATAATTTCACCTGATGTGCTTAAGTAGACAACGAGTGCCTCTGCTGCCACAGCTGATCTGAGTCCTACAAAAGCGCCACCATTTCCTGTATTTAATGTACCACCCCAATAAGTCCAAAACTCTATTGTAAAATCACCAGTGCCAAAACCAAATGCCGGATTGCTTGCAATACTTACATAATCACCGCTTCCATCAAAATACATTGACTTAGTATTAGCAAACTTAGCCTGAGTGGTTGATCCAGTAGTGTTTCCAACAAGCTGGAGATTATTAGTCTGGGATTTATCAATGACTGAAGCGTCTGTTCCTGAAAGAAGTAATGAAGTGTTTGTAATAGCAGTAAGAGGAGCAGTTGGTGGAGTGAAATTTGATGTGTAAACAGCAGTTCCTTTAACTATCCGGCAATCAGATATATAACCGCCAAAGTAATTTGTTCCAGTACTTACCTGTGCACCAACCGTTAAAGATAACGTGCTATCAAAATTTGTTGTGCATGAAGCAGATGCTACTTGAGAACCATCGACATATAATTTTAAAGTACCACTCTCTCTAGTAGCAACTATATGGTGCCAAAAGCCTACTTTAATAGTAGAAGAACTTGGATCTTGAGCAATAACACCGTCGGCCACAGTCCAGAAAGCT